ACCGCACCAATTCAATGGGGTGGGAAAGGTACAGCCGGTCAAGGTCAGTCTGGCGGCGGTGCTGCAGGTATATGCGGTGTCGGAGCAACTTATCCAAAAATTGGTGGATGGAATGCCGCTGGTGGTGGAGGGGCTGGTAGCTCTGGTACAAACGCTATAAGAATCTCAACACCGTCTACAAACATTGGCGGTTGTGGCGGAACTGGAACCACATGGTTTGGTATCACACCTGCAATATCCACAGCATCTGGAGTCGGAGTCGTTAGCAACGGTCAAGTTTGGTTTGCCGGTGGCGGTGGCGGAGCCCGTGGGCCATTAGGTGGTCAAGGCACCTTGCCATTTGGTCTAGGCGGATTGGGTGGCGGTGGTGCAGGAGCTAGCCCAATAGTAACTCCATGTAGACCAGTAGCAGTCCCTGCAGGTAACGGAGTTGGCTACACTGGTGGTGGAGGTGGCGGGGGAGGCAACCTAGCTGTTCCGAATTATTATGTAGGTGGTAATGGTGGTAAGGGTGTGGTTATGGTAAGTTATCTCAGTTGTTGGCAATTGGGATGTGGTGGTGCTGTATATTCTGCGCCACTACAGTGTGGAGTTGGTCGCAGATGGACTCATATATTCACCGCTTCGGGCGCATTCATAGCCTAATAAGGATTTTTATAATATGGCATTAACATTTGGAGCAGGTGTAAAAATAGGTAAGGGGATATCCTTAGGAGTAGGAGGGGGTCCTGGGATCGGTTATTGTTTATGTTGCAAAGGGCAAGGTATAAATCTTGCATGTAATGCACAACATACTGCTGGGGTATATACTGCCACATATATTGTAGTAGCCGGAGGAGGTGGTGGATTTGCTTCATCAACTCATGGTGGCGGTGGAGGTGCTGGCGGAGTATTATTTGGATCGTCAACACAATATATATCCATAACACCGAATACCAGCTATGCAGTAGTAGTTGGTGCGGGCGGGACTGGAGGACAACGACTATTATTTGCATTACAATCATCACCGACAAAAGGTGGGAATAGTTCCTTCCCTGGGTATATTGCAATTGGTGGAGGTGCTGGTGGCGGCGTTTCTCCAGAAGCTGGACCAATGGTTGGTGGTAGCGGAGGTGGTGGTGCTGCACAACCAAATCTAGCAACATGCAGGCCAGGTGCTGCAGGAACAGCAGCACAAGGGTTTACTGGTGGTGCAGGTGGATTCCAACAAGTATCTGGCGGAATGTCTGCAGGTGGGGGTGGTGGTGGAGGTGCTGGTGGACCGGCATGTAACCGTCAAGTATTTCAAAATTTTACTATTGGTGGCAATGGCGGGCCTGGTAAAGATCTCGGAGCATATGTTCCAATTACTAGAGCAATTGCACAAGCATCAGGAATTGGAGTTGTTGGATCTACCATAAATTGGCCGCAGAACGCCTGTAATTACCAAGTGTATTCATCTTTGTATTTTGGTGGTGGAGGTGGCGGATCACCATATTTGCGTTCTTCAGAAAACAGCAATCAAGGCGATATTGGATTAGGCGGCATCGGTGGTGGCGGGCGTGGCCGTAGGCCTGCTGGTGGTACCATTGTTGGATGTTGTTGTGCCGGCGGTCCTTTTGGTAATTATGGTAGTCCTATGTGTGGACGAATGTATACTGGTGGTGGCGGTGGCGGGGCAAATAGTAATGCTAACGGTGGCCAAGGTGGTAGTGGCGTAGTTGTTATAAGTTATCTAACTGACAGTCGTACTGTTCAAAGAGCATCAGGTGGTTGGATTGGAAATTATCCATGCGGCACTAGTACTAGATGGGTACATATATTCAAAACCAGCGGAACATTCGTTGGTTAATAAGGTTTTTCAAATATGGCACAATTATACACATTCAACATTAGTCCTACACTAACTCCCTATACAGCCACAGTCATTGTAGTTGCCGGTGGTGGTCCTGGGATGGCAACATGCATATCATCTTTTGGCGGCGGAGGTGGTGCTGGTGGCGTAGTAATTTGCAATAATACTAGTGTGTTAGCATGTAATGTATATCCTGTTATTGTAGGTGCCGGGGGTGTTACTAATTCGTGCAACTTTGTACATGGCCTTGGTATCATAACAAATGGTAATAATAGTTCATTTGGAGCAACTATAGCAACTGGTGGTGGGGCTGGAGGCGGCAAAACGGGATATCCGTACAATGAGCCGAACGGTGCCCCCGGTGGAAGTGGCGGCGGCGGGGTAGGTACGTCACGAGCAAATCCGTTAGCGTTTGGCACTGGTATTCTAGGCCAAGGGTATGATGGGGGGAAAGGAGATCCAAGTTATCCAGGATATGCAAGTGGTGGAGGTGGCGGTGCAGGTGGTGTTGGGGGAGATGCCTCAAATAACTACGTTGCCGGAGCCGGCGGAACTGGAACTAATTTAAAACTTTATATACCTGCCGCAGTTGCCAGTGCCGCTGGTGTAGGTGAAGTTGTTGGTAGTGCTGTTTGGTTTAGTGGTGGAGGTGGCGGTGGTCCTGTTGGCCCTGGCGGCCTCGGTGGCGGGGGGCGCGGTGGTCAAATTGGCAGTATTGTAGTTCGTGGTGGATCTGGTGGAGCTAATACCGGCGGAGGCGGTGGTGGCATGAGTCGTGGAGGTGGTGCTCGTAACCTAGCTGGTTGCGGGGGTTCTGGAATGGTTGCTGTAAGTTACCTAAGTGATGTACAAAGAGGTAGTGGCGGATGTGTATCTAGTTGGAGATGCGGCTATACACTACGATGGCTACATATATTCAAATCTAGCGGAGCATTTGTTGCATAATAAGGGGTTTCAAATATGGCACAATTATATCAATTACAAATAGGACCTGGCGTTACAATAAGTCCAACTACGACCCCATACACTGCTACTGTTATTGTAGTTGCCGGTGGCGGTCCAGGATATAGTTCATTCTCCTGCGGTGGCGGCTGGGGAGGTGGAGGTGGTGCTGGTGGTGTAGTAATTTCCTGTACCACTTTGATTTCATGTAACGGGTATCCTGTTATTGTAGGTGCTGGTGGCGTTAGTAATACCGTTGCACGAGCATTTGCTGTAAATGGTGGCAACAGTTCGTTCGGAGCAACTGTAGCAACTGGAGGTGGTGCTGGTGGTGGACAACCAACTACATATAATGAGCCTCCTGGACAGGCCGGCGGAAGTGGTGGTGGTGCGCCAGCAGGATCAGGTACTAGTCGATGGAACGGTGCTGGTATTGCAGGCCAAGGATATGCTGGTGGATTTGGTAACTCAGGATTCCCTACAGTCAGTGGTGGTGGTGGTGGAGCAGGCGGTGTTGGTGGAAATTCATTGCCTTGCGGCGGATTTACTACACTACCTTGTTCTGCTGGTAATGGCGGAACTGGAACTAATTTAAAACTTTATATACCTGCCGCAGTTGCCAGTGCCGCTGGTGTAGGTGAAGTTGTTGGTAGTGCTGTATATTTTGGTGGAGGTGGTGCTGGATCACCTTCAAGATATGGACAGCCTGGTAATATTTTCCGTAGTGGCGCAGGTGGACTCGGAGGTGGCGGTGGTGGTTCTGGATACAACGGTGCTACTACTCCAGTGGCCGGTACCACAAATACTGGTGGTGGAGGGGCTGGCGGAAAGGGATCTGCTGTACCAGCAGCAAAACCAGGTGCAAATGGTGGTTCTGGAATAGTTGCTGTAAGTTACCTAAGTGATATACAAAGAGGTAGTGGTGGATGTGTATCTAGTTGGAGATGTGGATATACACTTCGTTGGACACACATATTCAAATCTAGTGGTGCATTTATTGCTTAAATATAAGTTCAAGAGATTATTAAAATGACAATAACGATTCAAGGCGGAGTTAGTTTCAATAGTGGAGTTTCATTTATGCCATGTTCGGCATATCTAGCAACATCGCCTGTTTCAGTATCTATTCCATATAATTCTGTAAATTATAATATTCCATTGAATGTAAGTGCAAGTTATACAAGTGCAAACACAATAGGCACGGCCACTTACGGAACAGTAGTTGCTACCGGAACCTCAATCACATATACACCAAATACAGGATTTAATGGTACTGATACATTTGCATATTATGTATCTAGGAATGGAGTAGACTCTAACTCATCGACAGTATATATTACGATGGGAACTACCACAACATCAATCACACCAACTGTTTTAACAAATGGAAAGATTTATGCGGCATACACCAGTACAGCAATTGTCACAAATGGTGGCACTGGTCCATATACAGTTTCAGTCAGTGGTGGAGCATTACCAACTGGATTGTCTATATGTTCAGCAAATATATCTGGAACACCAGATCCTGCAACAGTAAACAACACATACACATTTGCGCTCACTTCATTCGATAGTAGTTTTCCAAAAGCAGTGACTGCAACAAATACATATACAATTTTTATAGATACGAATTTATATTCATCTGTAGTTTTTGGAAGTCCTGGCTCTTATACATGGACTGCACCTCCAGGTGTAACATCAGTAAGTGTAGTAGTAGTTGGCGGTGGCGGTGGCGGCGCATCAAATACATCACCAACTACTCCATGTATTAACTATTCTTTAGCAACTGCTGGTAGTCAAAGTTGGTGGGGATCAACCACAATTGTTAGAGCAACCGGTGGTGGCGCCGGAGCAGCATCAACTGGTGGTTCTGCTGGCACACATCCTGCAGGAACTGGTGGTGGTAATGGCGGATCAGGCGGTACTGGTAATCGTGGTGGTGGCGGCGGCGGTGCTGGTGGATATGCTGGCAATGGGGGCTCAGGTGGCGCTACTGGTGGTAATGGCGCTGGTGGTGGTGGAGGCGGCGGCGGAAACAGTTACTCTGGCGGTCACCCATGTAGCGGTAAAACTTTTTATTCTGGATCAGGTGGTGGTGGTGTTGGACTATATGGTCAAGGTAGTAATGGGGCAGGGAGTACGGGAGTTTACGCTGGCTGTACTACTAATCACTATGTATCACCTGGCACTGGCGGATCGTGTGGCGGCAACGGAAATTGCGGTACATATGGGTACGGTTATGGTGGCAACTACGGTGCAGGTGGGGCCGGAGCCAATGTATCATCTGGATCCAATAATAACCCTGGTGGCGGAGGAGGCGGTGGATTGTCATACTTAAACAATTATGCTGTTACTCCAGGAAATGTATACAATTTGACGGTGGGTGCAGGGGGCGACTATGGCCGATGGCAGAATTATGGTATTGGCGCATATTCATGTGCTGGTCCAGGTGCAGGTGGTGCTGTGCGTATTGTTTGGCCTGGAACTACTCGTCAATTCCCATCAACCAATGTCAATACTGTGTAAAGAAATTGCAATGTGCTGGGCAAATTTTCTACTAAATAACGCATAGAAGGGTTTTGTGTTATGATCATATCTGGCGGAGTTGTTATTGGGTCTGGAATCAGAGTTCAAGCTGATCCTACAATAAGTTTAAATTATCTGATACTGGGCGGCGGTGGCGGCGGTAGTATCGGTGTAGTTGCTGGCGGAAGCGGCGGCGCTGGAGGTAGTCTCATCACAGGATCTACTTGCTTAAATGTAAATTCAACTTATTATGTTACAGTCGGCGCTGGTGGTGCTGGATCAACACAAGGTAATAGTTCAGTAGTAAGTGCAGTGCCATTTGGTACTGCTGTAGGCGGAGGTGGCGCAACAGCAGGTACTGTATTATCTGGCGGATCAATCTTTGCCAACGGTGGCGGTGCAAACTATCTATCACCCAGCTCAACATCATTAGTATTGTCTGGAGCATTTACTTTCGAAGCATGGGTTTATATGACTGCTGCTGGTCGAAATATAATATTAGGTGAACCGGGTGGTAGCGCATATGCGACAGCATGGGGCATTGGTATATTTGATACAACCAACGCATTGAATGTGGGTATTAATCCAGGACTGGTATTTATTTACAGTCCAGTTAGCGGATATGGCGGTAACTTTGCTTATGGGGCAGGATTAGGTTTCCCTACATTAAACACTTGGAATCATGTAGCTATGTCTCGAGATGCCAGTAATAACTGGTATTTTTTCTTAAACGGTGTTAAAGGCACTACAACTAACGCCAACGCAAATGCATCAGCAAACGTCGCCATGCCAGCTGGTCAAGGCCCTGCTGGATCATTAACATTAAATCCTACATTGTTTAACTTTGATGGTATTACTAGTGGTGGTAACAGTACTAGTATGAGTGCCGCATTTAACGGCTATGTCAGCAATGTAAGAATTGTAACTGGTACAGCGTTATACACCGCCACATTTGCAGTTTCAACAGTGCCATTAAACTTGATTACTGGTAGTGGTATTGCAACACCGTTATTATTAAAATCAGTAACTAGTGGTACATACATAACTGATACCAGCGGTAATTACACATATACTGCAAACGGAACAGTAGCATATAACACAGCTACTCCGTTTGCCGCAGGTAGTGCCAGTGTTGGTGGATCCTATAAAAACCCAGATGGCACAACTATCGCCGGCGGACTTGGAAAATTTGACGCTAACTATTATGGTGCAGGTGGTGGTGGCGCTGGAGCAGGAGGAATTGGTGCTGCTGCTATTGTCAGTGGATCTGGTGGTAATGGTGGATCTGGTACTACTGTTTCAATTATTTCAACTACCCAATCAATCACTATGGGTATTGGCCAGTATATTACTGCTACCAATGCAACTTATGTTGCAGGTGGCGGAGGCGGTGCTGGTGATGTTAGAGGTATATATGCCGTTGGTCTTGGTGGATTAGGCGGTGGTGGAAACGGATCCACATCTACAACTACTGTTGTTTCTGGTCTACCATTTACTGGCGGCGGTGGCGGCGGTGGTCCATTAAACGGAACATATAACGGTTCTGGTGGATCTGGAGCAGTAATTTTAAATTACCAATCTACTACGCAAAAAATAACTGGTGGCACATTATACACATATTGCCAAGGCGGATTAACATACTTTACCCATGTATTCACATCAAGTGGTGCTGTAAGTGTTGCTGTCACTACTGCAACTTATGCTGTCAAATATCTACTAGTTGCAGGTGGAGGTGGTTCTGGAGCAAACTTTGGTGGCGGTGGTGGTGGAGGTGGTCTACTAACTGGTGTTACAACTATACTTGGTGGCTCAACATACACAATTGGTGTAGGTCCAGGCGGTGCAGGCGGTGCAACTGGCACTTCAGGTACTAATGCTACAGCGTTTGGATTAGTTGCAATTGGTGGAGGAGCTGGAGCTGGCACTGGAAATACTGGTAACCATTCAGGTGGTTCTGGTGGCGGATCATATGGTAATGGTGCCAGCGCATATAATGGTTCTGGAACAGCAGGTCAAGGATTTGCTGGCGGAGCATCCGTTGGTTCATCAAGTTATGCTGGAGGTGGCGGTGGTGCAGGTGGTCCAGGAACTACTGGAACAACTAATACTATTCCAGGTACAGGTGGCGTAGGTCTTAGTACCACATTTATTACCACTAGTATGGCATTAACATTTGGTATTGGTCAATATGTTACTGCTACTAACGCTGTATACTTTGCAGGCGGTGGTGGCGGTGGTGGATATGGACCATTTGGTCATTCAAATGCGGCTGGTGGATATGGCGGTGGTGGTGAAGGTGCTACCGTAAGTTGTAACTCTGGTGCACCTGCTAAGGCATTTACTGGAGGCGGCGGTGGCGGAGGTGCTGGTGGTGGTGGTGGAAGTGGCGGTGCTGGTGGATCTGGTATTGCTATGGTATCGTATAATAACTCACAACCATTAATGCAAGGTGGTAATTTAGTGGCATTTTCCTGCGGTGCTAAGTGGACACATGTCTTCACAACAACAAGTACATTAAGTGTTATACCATACACAGCCACAGTTGTTGTAGTAAACTATTTGGTAGTTGGCGGTGGAGGTGGCGGTGCACAGGCCGGCGGTGGTGCAGGTGGTGTACTACAAGGTGTTGTACCTATGTTAACTGGTGCAACTTATACAATATATGTTGGATCTGGTGGAGCAGGAGCAAATGGTGCAAACGCATCACCGGGGGTTAGTAGTACATTAACTAATATGGGATTCTCGATCACTGCTGTGGGCGGTGGTTATGGCGCATATAGTGGAGCAGCCAACGGCGGCCCTGGCGGATCAGGTGGTGGTGGTGGTCAATCATCAACTCAGTTAACCTTTGGCGGTAATGGAGTATTAGGTCAAGGTTATGCAGGTGGATCAAACGGATCATTTGCTCCAAATTATCCAGGCGGTGGTGGTGGTGGTGCTGGCGGAGTTGGCGGCACTGGTACTATATCACCTAGCCAAAAAGGCGGTAATGGAGGAATTGGCACATCTAGCACAATTATCACTACATGTCTTGCTACATCATTAAATGTTGGTGTAGTTAGCGGAGGAACTGTTTGGTTTGGCGGCGGTGGCGGCGGCGGTCTCAACACTGGTTCTGGATGCGGTGGCGTTGGCGGACTTGGTGGAGGAGCTAACGGTAGTGCTAGTGGCGCAGGCGGAGCTGGAAAAGCATACACTGGTGGTGGCGGTGGTGGCGGTAACGGAAATGGTAGCGGAGCATCAGCTGCTGGTGGTAGTGGAGTTGTTATTATTTCATATCCAAGCACTTCACAATTAGCTGCTGGCGGAACAGTTTCAACATACACAACAGGCACAACTCAATATTGGGTACATACATTTACTGCAACCGGTTCATTAATTATGATTGCTCCGTATAGCGTCAACTATCTAGTTGTTGCTGGCGGTGGTGCTGGTACTACTACAGGCAGCGGACCAGGTGTTGGTTACGGTGGTGGTGGAGCTGGTGGTGTATTAGTATGCGCAAGTAATTCTAGTCAAGTTGTTCCAGGAACTAGCTATTCTATAACAGTTGGTGGCGGCGGTACTGCTGGCGGTTCACCTACAAACGGTAATAACTCAATATTGAACTTGTTTGGAAAAACATTAACTGCTATTGGTGGTGGCGGTACTGCACTATCTGGTGGATCTGGTGGTGGAGCAATTGTTGCTGGTGGATTTACTGCTGGTGCTGCTGGTACCCCAGGACAAGGATGGAACGGCGGTGCTGTTCCAGGAACTGGCTGTTCGTATGTTCACGGATCTGGTGGTGGCGGTGGCGGAGCAATTGGACCAGGACAAACTGGACAAGATGCACTTGGCGGATTCGGTGGTACTGGAACACAGACTACTGTACTTGCAACTGCAACAGCCGTAGCATTAGGTATTGGTGAATATATTACTGCTACTAGTGCGGTTTACTTTGCTGGTGGTGGTGCCGGAAACGCAACTTACAATAGTAGTACTGCTCCTGGAGGCTTTGGTGGTGGTGGTAGACACGTCTCAGGATTGAATGGAGAGTCGGGACTACGATATACTGGTGGTGGCGGTGCCTCTGGTCTAGTTGGTGGTGCTGGTGGTAGCGGAGTTGTTGTCATCTCTTATCAAAGTGTCACACAGCGTGGCACTGGTGGTTTGGTAGCAAGTTTCACTTCGGGTACTAACACATATTGGGTACACGCATTTACAGCAAGCGGTGCATATATCGCTTAAATAATATTAAGGAAAATAAATTATGGGTCATTTTGCAAAAGTTTTAAACGGTGTCGTTCAACAAGTAATTGTTGCTGAACCCGAATTCTTTGACATTTTACAAGATACAAGTCCAGGTCGCTGGGTACAAACTAGCTACAATACTCGTGGCAATGTTCATTATGGACCAGATGGTCTGCCTTCTGGTAAAGAACCAGTAAGGGGGAATTATGCGGGAATTGGATATATCTATGATAGCGGTGCTGATGTATTTTATTCACCATGTCCGCATGATACATGGATACTAAATCCTAATACATGGACATGGGAACCACCGAGACCGATGCCTACAGATGCTCCAGAAGGTACTGCGTATTATTGGAGTGATGAGACAAAGGATTGGGCAACAGTATCAATTACACTGCCGCCAACTGAGTAATCAGTTGTTGTTCTAGTTGACTTAGGGCTACTTGGTAGTCCTTCGTCACCTTAATTGCAATGCCGCCAGCATTGTTCCATTCTGCACAATTACTAGTTCGATCATCGACTAGTATGTCACCTGGTTTACAATGTTTTTGTTTGTCCCAACTATGCGGACCAAATCTAACTTTGATATCAGGGTAGTAGTCTAATACCCAAAGGACTTTATCTTGATAAGCATCATGAACATCATCGTTTTTAGGAACTGCGGTGAGGAAGTATAAATTCCAACCTAATTCATCACGGAATCGTCTTGCCAATGTGATCAATCGATCTGCATGTCGCATTTTTGGTAAGTAGCGATATAGATTAGGTACATCTCGAAGTTTAGTCCATTCCTTCTCAGGCCAAGCGCCGTGTTCATCTTTTGATCCGCGTAGGACATATTCTGCATAGCCATCAAAGTCAGCTACTACTCCGTCCATATCTATGTAAAGGGTTTGTTTTTTATTTGGCATATTACTTTAGGCTAAGTTCTTGGTCATGTGCTTGATCGATAAAACTTTGTAATTTTTCTAATAGTTTATCGTTTCTCAAACTCTTGTATACTAGATTGGGAATACTAAATTCACCCATCTTAGTTTTAAGACCCAGTTTCCTGTAGTCTCTTAACAATTTTATACTAGTTCGTGCCACATGTAAAGACTTAGAGTCTAAAGCATTTTTAATAATTGTTTCCCAAACACTGACCCAATGTGCCAATTCCTTCTTGTCATATTCTGGAATATTGGGATTGGGTTCCTTAATCCATTCGTCATGTAGTATACTGTAACAGCCTGCACTAACTGCTGGATGATCTTTGTCTTCTACATAAAGTTCTACAGGAATTCCCATGACATCAAGTTTGTATGTTCGTTTATACAATAATCGTTTAGTGTCCATTAATTCCGCAACTGTACGGTCACATTGAACTTTACTAAAGTCTGCAATCAAATGAAGATCTATATCACTGTGTTCAGTATAATTGTAATTGGCATTGCCGCCAGTTATTCTTAAATCAATAACATCTAACGGAACTTCTACAAACTCCTCAAAGTCTGCTGCAATACGAATCAATGCACCTTTGACAGCAGATTCTAGTCTATTTTTATTCAAGTCCCATATTTTAGGATTTAAAGTTTTATTATGACCAACAGGGGAGGAGAATTCAGTAAATTGCATAAATTTATTTATATGATATTACCTTTGTAGAAATTGAACATATAAATATTTTTAATATGCCATTAGACAAAAAATTTCCTGGTCATTTGTTAGTATCAAATCCGACCAACCCCAGAGATAATCTTTACAATAGTGTGATACTATTGTTGAATCACACCAAAGATACTGCCGTAGGATTACAAATTAATAATCCTTTGGAAAGTATGAACTTGGAAGATATTTCTGCCAGTAGTAATATCGATTATCCAAATACTAGTGATACTGTATTTTTAGGTGGGAATAATGCCGTAAACAAAATACATATCATACATTCATTAGATTGGTTTGGCCGTAGCACTATGTCACTAAACGATGAATTGGCAATTACTAGCGATACAAGTATACTCTTAGCATTATCAGAAGGGAGAGGCCCTTCTCAATTTAGAGCATGTGCAGGACATTGGCACTGGTATAATGGTATGCTTGATAGAATGTTGAATGATAAAGATAAGTCTGTATCACATAGATGGCTAGTTGCACCTAGTACATCAGATATTATCTTTACGGGACAGGGTGATGATCAATGGACTGCTGCATTGGAATTAGCAGCCCATCATCAAGTATCTAACTGGTTTTAATCCTTTTCAGGATTCAAATTATTCAACATATTACGAATCATTGGGCCTGCTGATTTAATACCTGCTTTGGGTTTATCAGTTGCCCAGGGAGCAGATGTTACATCAAGCTCTCCTGTTGAGGATGTACTAACTACACTAGTTCGTTTCAATCCATTTAATACATTGCTAGTTGCCTGACTGTTGGCACTACTACGCTGTTGATTAAAGCTGCCTTCTTCTTCCTCGTCTAAATCATTAATTCGTAGAGTATCAATATTGAATTCCAAATCAACCTTTTGTCCAACACCACTACTAGAACGAGTTTTCATAAACTGTATTTGATAGCGGCCTCGTTCCTTCATTGCTCGACTTGTAAAGATACCAATCACATTATCCGCAGTCATAATCTTTGACAAACCACCACTAATGTGACTGTGATCAAATTCAATTTCCTCAACAGCACTACGATTCAACTGACTAGCTGTAACCGTAATACATTGTGTTTCCATTGCCAAGTTTCTAATCTCTTCAGACACATATTTGTCTTTTACAAACAAATCGCTGGGACTTACCTTCACTGATAAAGGCATCATTAAATCAAGGTAATCGATGAGAATAACGTCTGGTTTCACTCCAGTTTTCACCTGATATTCCTTCAAATAGGCTCGAATATCATTACAATTTTTTCCTGAAGGCATATACTTAACTTGCAGGTGTCCACTGCGTTTTCCCAACATTTTAACCTTCAATTCCACATCATCAATGTTTCGGAAAATTTCTCTAGTACCAATACCTGTAGTCATACTATCAAGTCGCATACTGACCAAATTCTCACTCAACTCAAATGTCAAGTAAATTACATTCAATCCCATCAATGCCCAATTAACACCCATGTTGGCTAAGAACAAACTCTTACCACCACCTGATGCCGCACAGAAAATATTCAACTCACCTCTATTGAAACCACCATACAGTTTCTTATCCACACTGGGCCATCCTGTACTAATTTGTCCATTATTGTCCTTCAGCTTCATCAAACGAGCTCGAGGATCTTCAAAGTAATCAGTACCCATGTCTTTGTTTAAACTGATCTGAATAGCATCCTTAATCAACTTTTCAACTGGACCATAATCACCAGCTTCTAACAAATCACTGGATTCAATAATTGCTCGCTCAAGTCCTTTATGACGACTAAAGTTTTCAAACTCGTCCATTAGCCAACTATAGTTCTCTCTCGGTAATGTAATGGCTTCAAACTCACTTCTAGTGGCTGCGTTGACAATATTTGCCTCAGGCATTACTTTATATTCATCTACATATTTTGTGATAAATTCCGCCGCAGTTTGTAATCTTTGATCAAAGTTTAATGGTTCAAAGATATTTTGGCAGCGAATAAATGTTTCTGCATCACTCAGGAACATCTCAATATATAACTTCTGCATTGCAAAGTCATAATTTGGTTTAGGTTGTTTTTCTTTTTTATTCATCGTTTATTGCTTCTAGTTTCTTTTTAAGTAGATGTAAATTTATCTCGCCACTGACCTTGTAATGCAATATTGTGGTTAACACATATAGTCTGCCGTATCTTTTAACAGCATCTGCCACATCCTTAATATCATCTTCCCACGGTGGCAAACTGGCACTCCACTTATTGTCTATGGCCGCTTTGATTAACTTGGCACCGGGCCTATCACGATCTGGAACTACAATAACTTCTCGCCCCAATGTGTTCAGGCGTAGACATTGTGTTTCATTTGGCTCGTTATGCATTATGGCACAACCGTCAATTGCAATGGCATCAAATTGTCCTTCAACAACAATAACAAATTGTCTATCGTTAGTTTGGGCGTCTATGTTAAAGACATATCCAGGTTGTGCATCTGTTAGATATTTAGGTTTACCATCTTTAATCTTACGCCCAGTATAACCTACAATTTTACCTTCATGATAAAATGGAATAATAACTCTATCTCTATATCCAGGAGCAGCACTCCAATGCCAATTATACCATTCCCAACCAACCTTGCGTTGATCCACTAGATATGTAATTACATCCAGTAATTCTAGATCTTGACAACCTTCAGATATCCAAGTATCTATAGGAAGACAGTCATCAGGTAGTGGCCGTTCCTCCAATATGAAGTTAAGAGGTTTCTTAAAAACTGGTTGATCGTCTTTGATCTTTAAAACTGCTAGATTCAGTTTGCCCAATTCAAAGTCACTCAACCCTAGCCAAGTGAATAAGTTTTTAGTATTTTTACTAAGTTGTTTACCTGGACTCCAACCTGCTTTGAATCCACAGTTAAAACAATGATAACTCCAGCCGCCTTCTGGTGTGGTCATGACACCACCACGGCCTCTAGTATCTCGTTTATTTCCAGTATTATGGCAACAAACCGCGTTGAAGCTGGTCCACCCGCTTGGGGTAGTCTTTCTTTTTGGCGGCAATAGTGCTAACAGGGTTCCCTGTATTTCGTTCATGCACTATTTTAGCATCTATACAGTAGTTTGTCAAATGAACCTGAGTAACCTGAATCATCGTTCATATTGGTAATTGGGTTAGCAGCAGGGATAAAAATTACTCGAACATATGTATAGATTCCATTGAAGTTTGAATAATCAACTCCTGTGAAATTATCATAAGTTAAAGTGGTAATTGTACTGTACCAATCAGTACTTCTTGGATCGTTTGATAGAGTGCCTTGAATTAATACAGTTCCTCTAAACCTAGTCATGTACATTGCCATTGTGTGCAATGCGGTATTACCATTGTACTCTGGGTAAGCATAGATATTACCAGTAGAATAGTTGTACAAGTTGGTGCTCAAATTAAGAGTCTGTGTAAATGCAGTTACTTCTTGGCTAGGTTGTAATACTGGATAAATGTCTTCCAATATTTCCAATGTTCCGGCAATACCGTAATAGGTGTTGCTGTAGGCAGGCAAGAATGTTCCATCGCTCGGGTCTTGTTGTGTGATACTAAATTGATAGCTGCCCACTTTAAGATCAATAGTGTCACTTTCTGTAAAGGTCAATTGTGCTACCCCACGAAGTGATAATTTTACTCCATCGTCTAGCACAGTTAACTGTTTCTGAACCAGTTGACGGCGTTCGATAGCATCAAACATAGTGAATACAAAAGTAGTGGTATTGCTTATGGAAATGCGTTTTTGATCACTGTTCTTGAATTGAACCCTGATTTGATTTTTAATACCTTTTTGTACTTTAAGGTCTCGTTGATACATAACTCGATTAACTCCTCGAACGGTGGGATCCAAATCCAGTATGGTGGTGAAGGAATTTGGATATAAATAGACTGGTAAATTCTGCATAGTAATATTTATTGATTAAGATGTCATCAACACCAAGCCTTCACGAAAACATACCTTTCATCTCCTGCGTCAAGTCCAACAATGTCGAATATGTTGGAATAGTCATCAATTTTGATGACTTTGTGACCAGTATATACGACATCTCCGTCATTAAGACTGATGACGAACGAGCCAAATTTTTAGAACTTGGAGAAATTTGGTGGTGGGAAAGTAATCGTAAAATACCTATTAATATATTCTTGAAACAGAATATGCAGGCATTTAGATACATCATAAAAACATTCAACAGCAAAGATATTGAATTGGTATTTGGCCCCAGTGTTAATCTAAGTGAGATTGCAGAAAAGCGTATCAAACGAAAATCAATACAACTAGTTAGAGCTCCTAAGAGTACCCGTAACTAATCTGTTCGCAAATTAAATTCATCTGGACCACAATAGCATGAGCATAGGCAACAGCATGACTTTTCTTAAAGTAGTAAGCATCTTCCGTTTTAACCCAGATCTCATCTTGGATTTCTTGGAATCCTTTTTCATTAACTACTGGGACGAGATGCTTCTTACCAGGTCTAAGTAATGCCAAAAACATAGCCAACTCTTCAATAGTCTTTGGCTTTAACTGTGCTACCAAATTGTGATATCCATTAATATGGAATATCAAATCACAAAAATCTTTTTGTTCCAATAGATCCCATAATGGTTCTGTATTCAATAGTTGGATCAAATGTTCTTCGTCTCTTACGCCTTGATATGCGCTAACATTCAAGAAATCAATCTTAAAATATCCGCGCTGTTCAGCAGTTTTGTAATCAATACTAGCAGTTCCGGTTAGCGGATTGTACGGGATAGCAGTACAATACACACCAGTATTGTGCTTTTTAAAAGTACCATTTTGTTCAATAGCCGCAGGGATATGCTCGATGATATCAAGTGCTTTAGTTCTATCCACAAAGTCAATATCAATATCCGGCATGTCTAATCTCGTCGTATGATGGTGCGTAGTTACCGCGATGTTGTACAGTAATACCTGCGGCTATGTTAGCAAATATTATAGCTTTTTCTATGTCTTTTGTAAAGAGAAATTGTACTGCCAATGCTGATAAGAAAGTATCACCACATCCGCAAACATCAGTAACTTCGACCTTATTAGTCGGAAATATCTTTCCGTTATATTCTGCGCCATCGCCACCTCTAGTAACAATTAAATTTGTAGGGCTACTAGTTGCTAGTTTTGATTCCAAATCATTAATCTTAATATATGCTTTATCACACACTCCAAAGAATGCTAGATCTTTTTTCTTAGTATCAATGAATACATAACCAGTAGACATTTCAATTAGATACCTAATTGATTCGTATGTTAAAAAACCCTTATCATAATCTGATATAACAATTGCGTCATACTCGTGAAGTGGGAGGGGAAGGTTTCTGGCCCATTGACTAACTTTTACATCATCATCTACTCTAAGTAGGTGTTGACCTGAGCGTCTGTCAATAAATCTTTGTTTGGTAATTTGTTCAGCATTGGTAATAAAGTCTGCTTCAATACCTAAGTTTTTTAAATTTAAATGTACATTAGCAGCCATACCTTGAACATTGTATGTTTCAATAATTTTTAAAACAGGTACTGGCGCTTCTGGACTTAACCTATCTACAGTGCCGATACTGTATGTGTCAGTACAGCTATCACCGATCAATAATACTTTGAATGAGCTTTGTTGTGGAATAGTTGTCAAGGTATTCATAAAATTTAATTTCTTTGCACAGGTGAGCGCCTACAATTCGTTTGCCTTGATAGTCAGCACCCTTGACCATAATATCAGGTTTGTATGTTTCCAGTAGTTCTTCTAACTCGTCCTCACTACTAAAAGTCCATACTGCATCAACACCTTTTAAACATTGTAACATAAACCTACGGTCATCCTGATTGTTAACAGGGCGAGTTGGTCCTTTAAGTTCTGACACTCTATTGTCAGTATCTATACATACCAACAAGTAATCGCCTAGGCTTGCTGCATATTGCAGCATTTCCAAATGTCCACGATGCAATATGTCAAAGGTGCCGTTTACAACTATTTTCATGGATAGTGTTTACTCAATCTTGTTAGATCAGCACAGGTATATGTTTGATATTGATTCTTTACAGCATTCGGCATAGGTATGTATTCAATCTTGGCATTGTACATTGCTGCATATAAATCTGCAATTTCTTGAAAGGACATAGTTTCGCCAGTGCCCACATTCCATAGACCCGATTCATATACATCAAAGAATTTACGGTGTACTTGACATACTGTTTCTACAGGAACAAAGTCTCGTAGATACTGATCTGAACCTTCAAACAATTTAATCACACCAGTTTCTTTGGCTTGCTTTTCAAATTGAGTAAATGGACTAGCTTGTCCACCTTTGTGTTCTTCATGAGGGCCATATACATTAAAGTATCTGAATCCTTGTACAAAGATTTCAGGCCAATGTTCTTCTTGGACATATCGATCAAATAGATATTTGCTCCATGCATATGGACTTAATGGATTTACTGGGGCATCTTCTTTAAAGTTTTGATTCAAACCATATACACTGGCAGAACTTGCATATTGAAAATTAACTCGATTTTCAACACATCGATGTAGTAACCAACGACTAAACTCAAAGTTTTGTTCCATTACTCGTTCTACATTCTTTTCTGTAGTAGAACTAATTGCACCCAAATGAATGACCCAATCTAATCCCGTAACATCGGGAAAAGTCTCACCCCATTCAAAAAATCTTAGGTCATGATCAGCTAGGGCAGCTTTCATATTTTGCCCAATAAATCCTTGGTCTCCAGTAATTAAGATCTTCATTTTTGACTATCACCTTTGCCTACACGATAATTGTCTTCAACCGAGTCCGGTGTGCTGACTTCAATAATAGTTCCCGCTTCCTGACATACCAATTGATGCGGCAACAATGGTGGATTATGCCACACATCACCGGCTTTAAGATAGTGTATTTGTTCTTCTGCTGTTCTAGTATCAATTACTTTAACAAAGAACATGCCGTCAAGTACATACCAAGTCTCATCTTTGCCTGCGTGGAAATGCATACTGAATTTTGCGCCAGTATTAAATCGTAACATTTTACCACAATATTTGTCGTTAGTTGCCCAGATTAATTCTGAACCCCAACCCTTCTCTACAAATCCATCTAATCTCATAGTTCTCCACTTTCAGCCAATTTTAACATTAGGCTATATTGTTCGTATGCTTTTTTTACTGCTGGGTATTTGTCTTTCAAATACCGCTCGTGTTCTTTCTGTTCCATCAGTGTTTCAAACATTCTATAATGTCCTTTCTTGGCCATATTGTTAAACACTTCAGATTCAAAGTTTGCAATTTTTTCTAATTCACTTTCTGCAATCTCTACAGTATATAACGGTTCACTATCAACTACAACATTTTCATAGACCCGATTAAAGTCCATGGGATCTTTAAAGTATTTTATGTTAACTTTGTGATACCGATGTGCTCTTTTGTTTGTGTCGATCACATTAATTCTATGATGGTTACAAAATTCTTTTATATTAGTGTTCATTTTATTCCGACTTCTTTGCAGATTTCTTTTACTAGAGCAACATCAGCTGGTAGTTCTTTAAATCTGCGTAACCAATATGGTACATCAAATGCTGGAGCAATCATATCTAATTGTTCATCGCTCATAGTCTGAATCATCTTCTTGCCATCAGAACTATTTAAAATTATCCAGGCACTGATATGTCCATTCTTGATATCATGCACAGACTTGTTAAGACTTACATAACTGAAGTAATGTGCAAAATTTGCATTATGCTCATCACCCCATTCCATCATAGTTTGTAATGATCTTTGTACTGCCGATTCAACCGGTTCAGTCTTTAGCACTTCATACAAATATTTCTCATATAAAGAATCACGGCACCAGTTGTCTAACTTAGCACCACTCTTAATTACATAATCAATAAACTTATCAGGATACAAGGGTCGCACATTATTAATGAAGCTACCAAATTTTACAAATGCATTGTAATAAGCAGTATCACAAAACTCGTCATAAGTTTTAGGTTTCTTTGCACCTTGTCCCAGTTGCCAGAAACGATTAAATGCCATGAAACCAGCTTGGACACGCTTTTCATTTTGTTGCAGTGCCCTACGCTTGCGCTCACACATATGCGCCACAAGAGTTTTACCGTGCATAAAACTCTTATTACAATGTACACATTTGTAAGGTTGTGGCGCTAATTTATTACTCATATCGCAATGGTTGGCTAATATCTACAATTCCAGTTCCAGTAAAGTGACCAAAGGATGTGATATCTAATTTAGGAGATTTAATACTGTTCCACATGTCAATGGTATTAACAAATCGGATATCATCAAAAATCAATATTTTACCTTCTTTGGCATCCAACTGTTGCAACATTGGGATGAATACATATTCAAAGACGCCATCTTTAGGTGCATCGACAAAAATAATATCTGCGGCATTTAGCAAATCACGATGCTTTTCAAATTCTTCTCTAATTGATAAGTCAGACAAGTGTTGTACAACTTTGTTGGATTCAAAATCTTCTGGTGTCAGGTGTGTAATAAATTCATTCCACGGGATAATGTCAAATGTATGCACTGTACCATCACCGATACTTTGCACTAGTGACTTGGTACCCATGCCAGTAAATGTACCAACTTCAACTGCTATCTTTGGTTGCATATATTTTACAATACCATTCAACAATCGATAGTGTTCGCCAGGAAACACATTAAAAAATATCCCATCACCAATTGTATCATTAATATTTTCAATTGGGGTTTTATGTGCCGTAGCAATTGCAGACAATATCAAATCAAACAAATAGTCGCTAGATATATTGTCATCTAGTGAACAACATACTGACGGGACTTGATGTCGAACTTGTGTTTTTAATACCAATTCACTAAATGTTTGGTATTGTTCTCTTAAAAAACTTAAATCACTCATATTCTTTCCTTTGTTTTTTGTCAAATCCCATTTTATCAAATAATTCTTCGCAATCTTTCTTATCCATCATACTGGCAAGAAGTTTAATATCAGACATTTTCATTGCGGGATGTAGTTCACATAATAGTTTTTCAATTTTATGTGCTTTGTCTTTCTTACCTTCAGCTAGGTAAGGATGGTAACAGCTAATACCTGCACCAGTTGCGGCATACAATTTCCATAATAATGCTTTATGATCTTTACTTAAATCAAAATGATTTTTATTAACCATTTCGTTTGTCATTTCAATAAACCATTCTTGTGTATCTCTATCGCCTTGTACATTGGATGTATAGCGCATTAGCATATAGGGGCTAAATGCCTTTTGTTCTTCAGGAGTTAGGTTATCATAAAAATCATAATCTTTACGATCCACTGCTGCTAGTACTTTTTTAATATCAAGTTTCGGTGCCGCTGTTGCCATGTTTATCTTTACTTAGGTGATAAATTATTATACACTGATCTAGTGCTTTTTGCAATACAGGATCAGTCTTTGCTGCTCGACGAATTGCACCCCACAATTGATCGTCTTTTAAATGTTCGTGTAATGGTCGACCATCACTAGTTCTAGGATCATAATCAAAGTCAAAGCCAACTGGTTTCCTAGTCGATGGATCTGCACCAGCTTCTCTAGCATAGTACACACCATTAGCTCGTTCATATATGTAAGTTACGCCAGGCGTTAATGATCCCATATTACCAGCACTTTGTATAATCAACAATCTCGCTTTGGCGGCTTACTTCTTTAACAAAATAAGCACATCTAGGTTCTGGACCAGGTTCCAAAGGTGTGCATAGCAGTTGTCCAGGACGCATCTTAGGGAAATACCATTTAACATCTTGATACACATCGATAATATCAATGTCTAGGAATTCTGGTCTAAAACTGCTGCGAGGATTGAAACAAAATGTTTTAAATCCACGGTCATTTAAACTTGTAAGTGGTAGTACTTCCATATCTGGACCTTCTGGATCGCCTACAATTGTACACCAATCTAATGGCATTGTAAGTTCATGTGGTCCAATTTTTAATACAACTGCGGGACCAGTAAAACTTTCTAAAAAGATTAATGGGATGAAAAAGTGATCAGGATTAGCACTGTCGCTGTTATCTAAAACTGCAAATCGTAAATCTTCATCAATTTCTTCAGGAAGGTCATTGAGATAGTATGTTGTATTTTCTAAAGTTAGGATCTGCATTATTGGTATTTTACCTTTGTTATTGTGAATGGGTACTTTGCATCTTTGTAGTACTTTTTGCGTTCTGTAAGATGTCGTTTAGCATATTTTGATGCAGCCGTTATATCCCAGATTTGTACGAAGTCTTTGTCGTCTGCTTTTCTAATGCCTCGGCCAATAGATTGGATAACGCGGACAAAGCTCTTTCCGGGCTCCAAAAGAACCAGATTAAAAATACGGGGGATATTAATACCCACAGCGGCCACACCGTAAGTCGCCACAATAATCTTGTTAGTACTAGTTTTAACTTCATCGTATTCTTCTTTTCTATCTTTTGTTTTTACTTCGCCTGATATAAATGCTACATCTAGCGCATCAGTTGATGCACCAAATAATTCAGTTAGATGTGTTTGTAGGAATTTTCCACTTTCAATTCTATTAACTAAAACTAGTGTATTTCCTGTAGCAGAAATATCTTTAATTGTTTTGCTGATGTATGACATTCTATCAGGATCAGTAACTAGATATTTCAATTCTTCTGCGTAACTGCCAAATTCTTTCCACTCAGCGGTCTGGACAATATTTACATGACATGTACTTAATACGCCTGCATCTTGAAGCTCATGTGCATACACATGATTTACTACTTCACCTAAACTTGCCTTAATACTTTGGAATTCATGGTCTGCTTTTGGCACTGTTCCTGTCAATCCCCAACGAATTGGAGCATATGCAAGATTGCGTGTTAACAATGTCTTTAAAACTTCTGCTTTGGCCATATGAACTTCATCAACCATTACACATTGAACACCGTCCAACAATTCTGCCAGTTTTAATAGCTCTTCATCACCGTCAAATTCTTTGGATTTTTTGTCCAAAATGTTCAAACTTTGCCAAGTGCAGATAGTGTGTGTTTTATCAAGGTTTTTTCTGTCACCATAATAGACGCCAACATCTAAACCACAATTAATGAAGTCTTCTTCCGTTTGTTCAACAAGTGATTTGTTGGGTACAATGGTTATTGTTCGACCGTATTTTTCACAGATTTTTGCCAAAGTTGCAGTGGTAATTGTCTTACCAAAACCTGTTGCAATTTCTTGAATACATTGAGGATTTTCTAAAAACTTATTAATAACTTCCACTTGATCTTCACGAAGTCTAATAGGTTGACCAGCAAATCTATGACCCACTGGCCATGTGCTATCACCCCAAAAATCCGTCGAAATTGCCTCAAATTCTAGGGCACCACTTCTGCGTTGATCTTCTACTTCAATGTAGAAGTTACGGCTTTCCAAATACTCTAATACTTGTGGAAGCATACTCAAATAGGTAGTTCCGCCCAGTCCAAAAAAGCTCACTGTGCCGTCCCATCTACCCAGTTTATATGCTGGTCTGTACCTCGCAGTGGGGTCTTCGTACTTAAACTTTTTAACCAATGCTTTGCGTGTATCAAGATCCAAATTTTCAATCTTAATGTTCACTTCGTCTTTAATTATAATTTTACAAGCGGACAAAATTGTATCCTCTGGAAATGCTCTTCACATCAAAATACACCAAATTTGGGTGATTTTTAGCGAGTTCTTTTAGTGTGTAATGGGCATTATCAAATCCAAAGTTTATTATACTATTGAACTTAATACCCGCTGTTAGTATGGTTTTAGGCAATTTGCCACTGACAAATACCACTTTAGTTTGATCTGAAATTGGCCCATTTAATGACTGATTTTTGACAAATTCGTTGAAATTTCTGCCAGTTTCGCTCGGTAATCTGAACAAAACGCTCATGTTTTTATCTTCCATACCCATACCCCTTAACATGGTATATGCTCTGTTAACAGTTTCATATTCTGCGCCACCTGGGATAATAAACAAACTGGGTCCAAGATATTTTACAATGCTTTCTAAGCAAGAAATGTCATTATTTTCGGGTTTTAAGTTGATTGATGTGGATAATGGATTTTTTAAAAATGTTCTAGTGATGGGGTTGAACTCTGGGCTGTTGATGTATGCATCAATGTAATCATCCCACAATGTTATGCCACATCGTCTAGCCACAAACAGTGCTTCCAGGATATTTTCGGTCTCAATTTTCGGTAAATTTCTGGGGGAATTTTGGAAAGTCAACACATTATCATGCAATGCCAACATTGGTGCATAATTTTCCATTTCATTCAAAATTTTATTTGAGTCGTCACAATATTTTTGAAATTCTTCGTCATACTCAAATGCGCTGGTGCTAAAAAGATCATTCAAAAACTGTATATTTGATTCTGTCAGTGAAAAAATCCAAGCAGTTTTCTCTTTATCCCAATTGATACCAATTGGAGTTTGATCAGTTACTGTATTCGATATTCTGTATTTGCGAATCTCGGATACAAATTGGTCATCGTATGGAAATTTAACTTCAATCGCTTTTCCGTATACTGTATCAGAAATAATATTGACAGTTTTGTTAGTTATGGTTTTTCTAACAGATAAACGATATGTTGGATTTTCTAAAAATGGAGATATGTCTCTTTTTTCTTTATTAGAAATTGCAACAACATATCTATTAAGAATTCGCAATGCTAACTGGGTTTGCTTTTCAGTAAACCCAGTTCCAGAATTAATTTGATCGTAAAAACTATAAACAATCGGTTGATCGTTTCGATTTACAGCAACATTTGATTCAACAATAGTTGATATTAAGTCTTCAATATACATAATACTATTATACAATCATAATGAAATATCTTCAAGCCCTGCCGCTCTTAATTTGATAATATTACTCAATTGCCATTGTTTAATATCCAAACCCTTAATGATGCCAAGCCATTGATTTCGTAACATAGCAAATTCATTAATGACTTTTTCCATGTCAACTACATCAGCTTCGCCTTCAACATATTTTTCAACATCTCTAGAGCTAAGTGCTCGTTGATAATTTTCTAAATATTTTCTAAAAGTCTTTGATCGAATTCGTCGCAGTTCGATATTGAGATATTCGAGGATAGCTTCTATTTCCTGCAACTGATTAAATCGTTGTTCTACAATGCCAGGTAAAGACGCTGAAGCCTTTTCCACGCTGCCGTGGATCTTGACTTCAAGTCGTGCTTTATCTGCTTCTAAGTAGAAGTAATCTAAACAGTTTGGTAAATGTGCTATGTCCTTAGAGACTTGAGCATACCAAGACATGGATCACTCCTCGTCTTCGTAGTAGTCCCAATCTTCATCGCTGTCTGATTCTTCATCATCTTCGTTCGTTACTAATTCAATAGCATCGTCAAGAGCGGAATCATATCCAACAAGTGCCTTAAGCACAGAAGTTTCTACATCTTTTCCAAGAAGGAAATCAACAAAATGATTTGCTGCTGTATCCTTATTTTTGTCAGCGATGTATTCTTTAAACACATCCCAAATTTCAATAATTAGATCTTCTTCCATTACGCTTCCTCTGTATCTTCTAAAGTTGTAACAATACTAGTTTCTGACGAATCCCATTCTGACATAATAACTGTCAATCCGTCTTTCTCATTCTTTTCCCAAGCCTTACGGAATTGTTTGATAATTTCGCCATCCTTGGTTGTGTAAACAAGACTATTGCCTTCTTTCTTCAACACACCTTTGGCTTCAAATAAATCAACCAATCCACTGTGAGGACTCATTCCTGTTGTGTATGGAATTTCAACTTGAACAGATTCAAATGGCTTTGCATAACGAGTTTTCATAATTTTACAAGCTGAACGAATACCGTTAACTGTTGATGTTTTATTACCATCAGAGTCAGTTTTCAATTTCAACTTACGCATTGCAACTACAATAGAGCTTGCGTAAATAAAACCTTGTCCGCCACTAATTTTGTCATCTGGGTCAAACATATCTTGACTAGCATATGTGTGATTAGTACAAACCAATCCAACATTCCATGAGCCGAACATATTTACACAGTTACGAACAAGACTGGTAAGTGCCTTAGGTTTACGACCCATGTCACCTTTCATCTCACCTGCTTCAAACTGATTTACATCAGTAGGAGTCAACAACATGCCCAATGAGTCAACTACAAACAACACCTTAGGACGACTTTCCTCTGGCATCAATTTGTATTCTTTCATAAACTCCGAAATAGTTTTTGCTACATCGTCAATCATAGCCATGTTAAGTTTCAACAACTTTTCATCACTTGTATCAACGCCAAGATCAATCAACCATTTCTCGTCAAGAGCGTTTTCGCTGTCAACTAGGATAACATAAATGCCTTGTTCCTGTGCTGCCTTGATAATATTTCCAGAGCAGATATAACTTTTACCTGCACCAGATTCACCAGCAAACACAGTTACTTTACCCAAAGGAACTCCTTTGAAGAAGTCCCCCGAGATAAGATAGTTTAGGGCATAGTTACCTGTACTGACCCAATCTGTAGGGTCATTAAATCCAATTCCTAATCCATCAATACTTTTAGTGATAGATTTGCGGAATTTCGAAATATCGAAACTCTTCGTCATAATCTATCTCCTAATTAAGATTGTTGGCGGTTACGGATCATCGCAATGATGTCTGCGGCACGACTACCTGCTTCGCCTGCTGGTGCAGGGCGTGTAGCTACTGGTGCTGGTTCTGCCTCAAATGGAGGAGTGTCATCTGCATCATCCACCATTGGAGCTGGTGCTGCTTGACGAGCTACTGGAGCTGCTGCTGGAGCAGTGTTACCACCGGCGTTGTAGTTACCACGCATACCATCTGGCTTGTAATATTGACCCCAACGATCCATGTCAAATGCTTCACCATCAACAGATGCTTCAAACATTTCTTTGATAACTTTGAGTTCAACATCAGTTGGCTTCTTAGGCAAGAATGATTTCAAATCAAACAAACCATATTGCTGAATAGCTGCATTTTCAGCTTCGCTCAATGCTCGTTCACGACGACTCCAGTTAGAAGTTGTGTAATCAGCATAGCCACCTTTGCTAGTTTTAGCAATCTTGAAATCCAAGCCACGAACATAGTCTGTTGGCAATTCTTCAATCTCACTGTCCATCAAAGCATTCTTAACAATGTTAAAAATTTGGCTGCTCATGATAAAGCGGCGAATTGGATTCTCAGGAACCTTGTCTTCTTGTAGTTTGCTATCAACTACAATACCTTGGAACAAGTAAGATTTCTTCTTCCAGTACTTACGACCCATTTCTTCCAAGTTTTTATCTTTAAACCATGGACGAACTTCTGTCAATACTGGGCATTGTTCACCCCACATTTCCATACAAGGGACTTGTACAGTAACTGGTTTAGAATTTGTATCACCTTTGACACCGGCGAAAGGCAATTTGATCATTGCTCGTTCAATCCAGAAAAAAGTGTTGTTGGGATCAGCGTCAGGAAGGAAACGAACTGTTGCTGTTTGACCTTCTGCAATATTCCAATGCGCATAGATTGCATTGTCGCCACCGCCTTGGCTATTGCTGTTTTGTTGTGAAGAAGCTTGAAGCTTCGCGCGGATTTCTGCTAAAGTTGCCATAATGATTTTTCCTTAATAATGTTAAATGTTATGCCATTCTTCTGTAAAACACTGCCTACAAAAGAAAAAGTACATACAACTAGTATATGTACTTTTATTTATCTTCGCAACCTATACGGTTGTTAAAATTGGTATTTTTTTACCAATTATTTTTTGAAGTTAATCATTCTCATCAACGATTCAAAAGCTGTTTCCTCTGATGACATGATGTTGTTGCCTGGAGCATGACCATTTTGGGTAACATCGCCGATACCTTCTACTTTGGATTTAACATTTCCTAATAGTTCTTTCAAACGAGCAAGGCCGTCATCACCGATTTGACCATGTTCAGCTTCCCATTTTTGACTTAGCTTTTCCATAAACTGTAATGCTAAACCTTCGGCTTGGTCACCAACTTCTTCACCAAACATTTCTGCGCATTTTTTCTTAACATCTAGAGCAATGTTTGGAACGCCATTGAATGGGCCTACTTCTGGATTGTCACCATTGAAACGACTCTTAACTAGTTTGGCAACTTCTTTAACAATTGCTTCACGAGTTGGCATAGATGTGTTAGGCATGCCACCAGCTTCTTCGTTTTCTTCCATTCCTTGTTGACCCATGTATCTTAGTTCTCCCATAGTATCACTTAGGAAGTCTTCACTGTTGATTATAGATCTTGCCTGTGCTGGACTCATGTTTAATTCTTTAACAAGTACCATGCCGATTGCTTTGACTAATTCGCCTTCGCTTTCTGGATCATACTCAATACCCTTGTCTGCTAATATTTTAGCAACTTGATAACTTGTTCTATCTTCCACAGATTCTGCTACTGGTTGTTCTGGAGCAGGCTCTGCAGGAGCATTAGTGTCACTCAATCCCAATGCTACTAGTAGTTCAGGATAACTTTCTTTTGCCCATGATTTCAATGCTTCAATTGGATCAGATTCTGGATCTAAATCAGCAGCAGAGGCCAATTTGTCTTTCAAATCATTATCGTCAAGACCAAAGTGACTGAAGAATTCTGCGGCTGTTTGTCCATCTGGACCTAATTGTAAGTCTGCATTACCAGTTGCATAGTCGCCCAATGCAGATTTCAATTCTGCTACCTGGTCGTCAGTTAGTTTGTTCTGTTCAGTGGCGTTGGCCCAGTCTTCAAACTCATTTTCTGGACCTGTGCGGCCATGACTAGCTTTTCCCATACCAATATCAAATACTTCAGACACATTCTCCTCAACATATGACTCAAGATCAATTTTATTTGCTTCGCCCATGATGCGGTGTAGCAATGGGAAGTAAGCGCTCAATTCTTCTTGGAAACTGGTCTGTGTAAATTTTTGTTTGTATTCTTCCATGGTAACTTCGTCCATTTCTAGACCGTCATCCATCATAGGATCTTCTTGGAAACCTGCCATCCAATTTTCGTAGTGGTGTCTTTTACCTAAAGAATCTACTGTTGCTTTTAGTTCTTGTAGACGGCCTATGGCGCGTTCTGTAATACCTGTTGCGTCATCGTGCAAAGTAGCTTTGTTAATTTTTCTCTGGAATTCTTGTAACTTGGCGATTTCCTCGCTCATTCTAATAATTGCTTTGCCTGCTGGATCGTGTGGAATACCACCGTGGTCCACATGTTGTGCCATTGCAAACGCACCTGCTGGATGTACAAATGGATATTTGAAGCGTTCACCGTCTGCGTTTTGAATAAAAATTGCCTTAATATTTTTGCGTTGGCTTCTTGAACCTGCGTATTCTTCATCTACTGGTCTAGCATGACGAACAATAACTTCTGTCTTACCTTGAATTGCGCGGCTAGTTTTTTTGCTGCTCTTTTCGTTCCAACGGGATTCGTTCATTGTATTCATTTCGGGTTCTTCCTTTGGGCCTTGTGTAGTGGCCAGGTGTTGAAAATCTTTTTTATCTAAATTTGTTTTAGCAATATCGCGTGTATCAAATCTCAACAATCTTCTCATGGCAAAGAATCGCATTTCTTTTAAAAAACGAAACCACTCATGCTTAACTGGGTCATCTTGATTTTCTGTAATACCTTGACTGTAATATACTTTTAAACTGCCCAGATCATTTAAACTGATGCTGACTCTTCCCAAATTTTGAGATTCGTGAACAAAGTCAAAATCAAAAAATCTTGCTTCTAAAGGATCAATGGTAACTGCGCCTGTTTCATCACCCATCTCTAGGTTACTAAAACGGCTGCGGACCTTGTCAAATAGATCCTGACTGATTATGGATATAGCTTTCATTATAATATTTAGCTCAATATTGACTGATATAGATTGGCATGGGCAAATCGTACTCTGCTAACCCGTCCTGATCTCGCATTTTGTCATAAATTAACGGATCCCACTCTTGTAAAGTTAAAATCATACGAACACACAGCAACATTGCGCTAACCAAATCATCATGTTGCCCGCCTTTAGCTTTAAATGTTGTGCCGCTGGCCACGAATGTTTTTAGTTCACTAATTAATATTTTACTAAAAACATTCAATTTACTAGTTTCCAATAACTGTTTGAACTTGGCACACGATGCAATTTTAGAGCCGTGTGTTGTATTAAATCCACGACGAAATCTACGCACATGCCCGCGTTTAACTGGTTCACTCAAAAACAATCCAGGGAATGATTCTTCACCCAATGCTTCAATAGCCATTAGGGCACTTTCACCTAGTGTGTTATTTTCTACAGTGTAGTAAATGCTGGATTTAATTCCAGTTTTTTGACATTTTTCTTCAATGTGATTTAATAAGTCCCGTAAGATCCTAACTTGACTTTGAATAGGAGTCATATTACTTCGCCATTCACACACTTGATCCATACTAGGTAATTCTAAAATTTCAATAGCAGCAAAGTCTCCCCCAGTGCCTAAACTAGGGTCCAAACTTGCAATATATGTATTTTGTGGTTTAATCTTTTTATACCAACGGGCTTCACCCATTTTCATAAGAGGTTCTATCCCTGACATTCCAGACAAACAAATGCTATTAATTAATGTCTCGTCAAAGATCAAGAATTCACACTCGTGTTCTCGTTGGAATCTTTCGTATCCTACTCGAGATACTTCTTCGCTTTTCCATTTTTCATCACGGTCAGGATGTTCACTCCAAATAGCAATACATGGGAAAAATCCGTTTTTACCCAATTCAGTTGAATTGCCAGATTCGTCAAATCTCTTGTTGGCTTCATTCCAAATTTGCGCAAATTGATCTTCGTCACTGTTTGGTGTAGAAGTAATAATTGCTTTACCACCAGTTGCTAGTGTAGGCGAAATGGATGTCCAAAACTCTACAGCAATGTTTGGTTCAACATAGGCAAACTCGTCGCAGTATAATAAAGATACAGACATACCACGACCTGTTGTTTCAGTTGTTGTTTGTGCAACAATACGACTACCGTTATCAAATTCAATACTTTGTTTATTGTAACTTGTAACACCTGCACGAATAAAATCAGGGCAAGTTTCGTATGCATATCGCAAGCGTTGCATAATTTCTTGGGCACCAGTAAACTTGTGAGCAGATATTAAGATAGTACTATTAGGCACGAACATGCCATACCATAGCAAGTATCCTACAGCAGTGGTAGTCTTACCCATCTGACGACCTAACATGTTTACACTAAATCGATGTCCGTGATAGCTGTCTAATAATCTTTCTTGATAGTCAAACGCTTTATATTGTATCTTACCTTTAGTAGGATGTTGAATAAAAAAGAAATTATCTAAGAAATACTTTGGTCCATCAATCATGTCCATGCAAGCGGCCATATGTTGAAGGTCATCGTCACTCCACCGTTGAGTAGCGTGTGCCTTTTTTACTAAATTGCCGTCTAAACTTTTTGCCATATTATTATTTACTGAAAAAAATAGCCTCTGAAGAGGCTATTTGATATTAGTCAGTTATTATTACTCGTTAACAAACTGTTTGTAAGCAGCCATCAATGTTTCTTCCATTGTAGCTCTACCTTTTGGCATATTGCCGTCCATTCTATTGCCAACACCTGGTTGGTTTTCTTGATTAGCAAATTGGTTTGCGTTAAACGGTTCTGTAGGTTCAGCATCTGCAGGGCTGTTATCATACTCGCCCTCATCTGTTTCTTCCTCGTCGTCTTCTTCGCCATCTTCTTCGCCGCCAGCATCATTCATTTTATCTAAAACGGCACGCATATCTTCGCCAGCCGATGGTTGATGCTCGCCGCCCAAGGATGGAACAGCAGTCATAATCGATGGTTCTTGCACAACACCTAGGTCATCAGCACCAACTTGTTTTACACCTGCCAATTGCATAATAGTGGCAAGCATGTTAGCAAGTTCGTCACCGCTACCAGCTGACATGTTAATGCTTGCAGGAGTACTTGGGGCAGAAGCCATACCGTCCATCATTCCCATTGGTCCGCATTCAGCTACCGATTCGCTTTCAGTAATAAAACTGGATTTAGCAGCGTCGAGTTCGGCCAAACGCTTTAACATGTTAATCATTTGCATAATTATTTCCTTAAGGGGTTATAGTCCGATGGTTGTAGTGGACTTGTATTGTTAGATGGAGTATCAGTATTAAAAGTTGCCGCTGGTGTAGCAGGAATTTCTTCGCCACGAGCCTTGCGTTGTAACTTCAAAATGTCGTTTAGTTCTTTAACAAATCCGCTATTGTATTTGTCGCCGTAATAATCTTCAAATTGTGGGCTACCTGCTTCTTTATAATCAGGATCATCTAATAGAGCACCTGTGCGTGGCTCTACTGGTTCTTGGTATTCTTCATATGGTTCGTTTGGTTTACGGACCACTAAATTTTGTTTGCTAACATTTAACCCTTGTGCAAGGTATTCTGTTAACTCTTGTGGAGTAGTTGGATAATCCACGACAACTTCAAAAATATGAACTTCACAGTTTCTAACTTGTGGGAAATCCAATGGTAAAGATTGTACTGGAGTAACTTTTATTTTTTTAAAAGTGTCAACTTGAAATCTCTCAAGCATTGATTTTAATTTATCTTCTTGTTCAGAAGTAAACTCGCCAGCCACTTTAACACGGAAATCGCGTTTCTTGGCAGCAACACTTTCAGATAGATAGTCTTTAAAGTTCTTAGTCATAGTGTTTTATTTATTCAGATTCTTAAGTTTTTCAAGGATGCTATTGCGGTCAGTGAGTATAAATCCCTGCCCTTCAATAGCATTTGTCTCTCCGCCTTCAGGGGCATTTTTACGATCAATTGCTAATTTTTTAAGTTGTAGATCAACCATCTTTAGCTTTTTATCAATCTTGTTTGTCTTAGCTGTAATTGCGGCATTCATCATTTGTGCAGCAACTTCGAACATTTTAGTACTATGTCGCGCTTCTACATTCATGCCCAAATCCATCAAATCGTCATATGCTTGTTCAGCTTTAGCAGCAAGGGAATCAAATTCAGCATCGCTAATATCTCCCAATCCTTTTACTCTAGGTAATGCGGCGGAGATTTTGTCAAATTCCTCTAATCGATCCTCGAGTGTAAACACTTCAGGAGTAACTGCGGTTTCAGCAGGCGGGGGTGTGATATATTCCTCTTTGCTTGGAGGCAGATCAAACACTTCTTCTAATTTCTTTGTCATAATTGTACTTATTTCTTTCTACTGGTATTGGAAAAAATATCAGACTCATTTATCACACGAAACTTTATACCTTGATTTCTACACCATACACTAGCAGCTTCCCACTTGGCCATATTTTTGACATATTGCGCTTGATTGTAGGTACTTTTTCCGACTTTTTCCGCAAGTGTTTGATTAGCAGGTTTGATCTCAATCATTTCTACATGGTTCTTTTGATTCCTGTCAACATATTTGATTAGGAAATCAGGTACATAGACTGTTTGCTTGCCAGTAAGTGGGTCACGGTATGGAATCTTTACAGGTTCGCTGGCCCAAGATTCAATTGATGGATTATTATCACAAAATTGCATAAATGTAAATTCCCAGCCACTTCTATAATAGGGATCTTTACTACCTATATATTTTTCTGGATTTCTTATTTTATAGAAACTCTGTGCGAATTTTAAACTCATAATTTTTATCCGTAACTTTCCATCTTACCTGTTACAATCCATGGTGTGGTAGTGCTAATTGTTCGTAATAGTTGATAAGTATAAAACTCTGTTTTATTTGCAGTTGCTACAGGAGCAATTCCACCCAACCATTTTGTACTAACGGTAACTGCGTTGATTTTGACATTATTTGATATATTATAAGGAGTTGTTCCCTGAGCAATAATTATAGTTAATGTAGTTAATCTATCACTTGTATATGCTCGGCCATCACCCCACCAATCATTAGTAAAGTTAGGGGTGAAGGATGCAGTTAGACCAGTATGATACCATGTTGTTCCCCACCTGCTGTCATGTTGGATTACTCGAGTGCCAGTTGAGTCAATATATCCAGTTGCGCTAGTAATATTAAGAACTACATTAGACATCCTTGCGCCGACAGTTATTGTTCCGCTAAGATCTATATTTGTTAATGTATTAGCAATATCTATGGTGCCGTCGCTCGATGCTTTAAAAGAAGTAGAACCAATTTTAACTCCACCTAATGTATTATATGTGGCTGTTGTTAATACATATGAACTACTGGAACTACTAGTAACACTAATTACGCCATTTGATATGTTGATACCTGATCCAATTTTAACTCCACCTAATGTGCTAGTTGAAGCTGTTGGTAATACATATGAAGATCCAGTGCCAGTGCCGCCACTAATAGTAACTGATGCAATTCCGCCGTTGCTTGTTGATTGAGTTGCTGCAACTACTGATCCGCCTACAAAATTAAGAGCATTAAATGTACCTACTAAAATATCTTCGTCATATACATCAACTCCATTAGATATAGACAAACCTCCACTTGCACTAATAACTCCACCATTAATTGTGATACTAGTTCCATCTACTTTAACTCCGCCCAATGTGCTAGTTGAGGCTGTTGGCAATACATATGAACTACTGGTGTTACTTACACTTATTGTTCCATTTGATATGTTAATACCCGATCCAATTTTAACTCCGCCCAATGTACTAGTTGAAGCTGTTGGCAATACATATGAACTACTGGTGTTACTTACACTTATTGTTCCATTTGATATGTTAATACCTGATCCAATTTTAACTCCGCCCAATGTACTAGTTGAAGCTGTTGGTTGAGTATAATAAATTGTAGCAGTTGTTCTGCTAATTTCACTTACTTGTACTTGTAGGTCACCGCCAAAAATAATAGCAGTAGCCGTTATTATAAAATTGGCGCCTCCGTTAGTAGATATGTTAATTCCAGATGAATTTGATGCGATGCCGTCCGCACCCCGCGGGCCTGTAAGTCCTGTAGCACCTTGAATTCCTGTAGCACCTTGAATTCCTGTAGCACCTGTTGGCCCAGCCACTGTACTTGGTGCTCCAGTAGCACCCGTAGATCCTATTGTTCCTGTAGCACCTTTGATTCCAGTTGCACCAGTAGCTCCTGCTATGCCTTGTGCTCCAGTAGAACCCTGTAATCCGGTATTAGCTAGTGCATGCCAAGATAATTGTCGAGCCTGTCCTTGATCTACTATAACAAATACACCATTGTCTGTAATAGTAGTTGCGATTGGTAATTGAGTAATTGTTGGCATATTATATTCCTTCTAGAGGTTTATTGTTTTCGTCAGTCAACGGATAGCCATCTGAAAAAACTAACACATCTGCGTATTGTGAATTCCAGCTCACGGATTCAATATTCCTAGAAATTTCTGGATGTGGTTGTTGAACAGTTGCGTATCCTAAAAAACTGGATTTATATCGATTAAAATTTAAAATTTCAGTAGCCAATGTACTAATTGCCAGTTTGTCTAATCCATGTAAATTATCCAATACTGTCATTGGATTATAATCATCAAGTTTGGCTTGATTCATAATAATGGAACTAATAGTTTTTGAAGTGCTTGGGTCAAATCCTCGACTTTCAAAAAACGCACTCATTGCCATTAATGTGCTTGAATCCAATTGAATTGGGTTGGTGTAGTAATTGCTGATAGCTTTTGATGCACCGTCACTACTTGATGGATTCAGCTGCAACGAAGCTGGAAGATTACTGAAAATAGCCATTTTAATATCCTGTGTTAATTAGTTGGCAGTTTGGGTGGTGTGAAAGCTGCTGTATTAGTTAAACTAACTGCGGCTGCATTGACTGTTCCTGCAACTGCTGAGATCACTTCATTATGTATGTTTATACCGTAGACATTCCACGCTGCTCTAGGTTGATTTATTAATTGATTAATTTGATTCAATGCTCGATATGCACTACTGACCTGCAAGGCAACTTTTGTTAACTGCCCTTGACTTGGTGGTTTTACATAATTCTCGCCTTGTTTCAATCCATTAAAATTTGTTGTTTGCCATTGTTTTGCAGCGGCAGTAGTAATGGCATAATCTTGTTTATATGCAAAAATATCACCAACTTGATTTGGACTAGGAGTAACATCATAATCATTATATACAGATGCAAAGTTAGCTGCATCTGGGTTAGCAGTAAACGATCCAGAATCATATAAAACTGTTTCATACACAACTGACATTTTATTTCTTAATACTTTATTTCCTTCAGATTGTGATAATGTATCATGATCCCAAGAGGAAATTATAGGATTAATCAATGTCATTTTTGTATATTGACCTTGATGCATTATATACAAGTCGATACTATCAATAAATTTAGAAGTTTTTGCATCATATCCATAATGGTAACTTGTTGATCCAAATTTTGTGTCAGCATATGATTGTTTGACGGAATCTGCTGTATATCTACTGTCGTTATAATAAAATTGATAATAATTTTTCCAAAACTTATTAGTTGTATCCCCGTTGTCATCATGCAATTCTATGTTGACAGGTTCATAAGTTAACTTAGTTTGTATATTAGTTTTTCTATTATATTGATTTATTACATCAGTTGCTATTTTAAACTTGGGCATATCAGCCTGTTTAGCAAATAGCCCAATGGATTTAGAATCCCAACTTGGATCAAGTACTGCATCTTGATTAAAATTAAATTGCACAAAATATAAAAAGCCTACCTTCGGAGCACGGCTATGATAGTTATTGGTATAAAACTTTGTAGCGTGTTCAAAACTCTTAAAGACGGTATTTAAGCTACCATTGGGGCTGATTATGTTAGGTGTCATGCAAATATTTATCCGATAAAAAAAGCCCCATCAGGGGCTTTTTGTATGCTATGGTAATATTAACCACCAATAGATGTTGTACCGAATGTACGCTGAACTGTTGCGCCAAGACCTTGTAGTTGGCCAACTGCATTAGTTTGAACTGCATTATCGAAACAGATCTCTAATTCAATTTCCATTGCTTCACTCTTGCTATAGTCAACGCTGCCATAAGTTGCAGTCTTAATCCAGCAACCTTGAACTTCAAATGCTTCAAGTGTAACTGGGACAAATTGGCCGTTGCCGCCATCTAAGATTTCAATAATCATAGTGAACTTGTAATCTAATCCGCTAACTGCACTGGATTGTTCATAAAAGTCAAACTGCTTTTGCAATTGTGCGCCAACAATGTTAGTAACTGCGTTGGTCATATCGTCACGAAGTTTTAGTTTAAGGTTACTAAACTTGTGCTTACCAGCCAACTTTACAGTGCTGTTATAAACATGTAATGGAATTTCGTCAAACTCTGGATGTGGACGATCCACTGTCATAACTTGCTTAGTTAACTCAGTTAACGGGGCTCCGCCTACTCCAAAATCAAACAGTGTCACTCTAAAGCGATACTGTAACTTTGGCATCAACAGACCCTGTGTTGGAGAACTGGCATCAGTCGAAACTGGTACGGTAAATCTTGATAAACTTGAAATTGGCATTGTATGCTCCTTATCCTTTTAATTGGTCTTAGACCCAGTTTTTTGTGATCCAAAATTGCCCGATGCAATTGCACCTGTATTCAATAGTCTTAATGGAATGTAGATGAATTCTACAGCCTTAACTGGTTCAATAGCAATGTCTACATACAATTCACTTCTGTCAATTCTTGTAGGAGTGTTATTTGAACTATCGCAAACTACTACGAAGTCATATAGTGCTCTTTGGCTTACTAATTCAATTAGCAAACTTTCTACAGCAGTCTTAATTTCGTTGCGTGTTTGACTATCGTTTGGTTCGAACAAGAATGGTTTGGCCAATCTTCCTAATTGAACTCTCAAGAATGATACTAAACGAGCAACATTAATTCTGTCTAAACTGCTTGAAGCAGAAGCACGAGTATATTGACCCATAACAGCTAAACCAACTCCTGGCAATGTAGCAATTGGATTAATCTTAACGGATGCTAATGTATCACGAAGACCTTGATATAAACTAGTAGTTACAAATTCGCCAGTAGTAGAATCAATATAACCTACTGAACTTGCATTATGTACAATACCACGGCGTGTACCAGCTGGAGCGAACCACTGATAGCTAACTGCATCGCTTTCAATAATTGTACGAATAGCCATGTAGCTTGGCGGAACAACAATGTTATTGCCAATGTTGTCATTTGTAAATCCGCTTGGATAGTACATTGCCAAATGGTTGTCATAGCTAACTGCTGCAACATCATTATTTTCTACAGCATGAGCAGCGTTGTTTCCATAGTTTGCCAATGTAGTAGCATTTGAAGTTAGTCTCATTGGAGTATCTCCAACAACTAGTGCAACTTGTCCAATGTCAGCATTGAAATTAACCATATCAGTAATCAACTCTGGATATCCAGGAGCTGCGATAATGTTAAAGTTCAATGTATCTGTATCACGGATACTTTGATTAGCAGTTACCAATGCTTTTAGTGACTTAACTACAACACTGCGTTGTGCATGGCGGCCAAATTGACCTACATGATTTTCATCATTAGGGCTAACAGATACCCAACGGTCAGTTGTATAATCAGTCATTGACTCGCCTGTTCTTTGATTGTATCCGCCGTTTGCGTGTAGATTGATATAACCAGAAACATATTGTTTGACATTATTTCCGCTCTTGCGTAAGTTCCATAGACGAGTGCCTCTTGGATACAAGCGTGGATCTGGAGCATCAGGATCAACATAGTTGCTGACTAGCATGTCTGCAATTGGAGTAACATATTCTGTGTTATCAACACCGTTGTCGCTCCAACGAGCATCGGCATAAACCCAACCGTTTGGAGTAATGTGATCTGTAGGATCTTGTAGTACCCATGTGTTACCGTCATATACATATATCACTTTACCGTAAGTTTCTGGGCGAGAGCTATCAACCCAAATGTCACCTCTAACTAATGCTGAGATACCATCAGATTGTGTTGTTGGGGCACTTGCCATAACCAACGGTCCCATTGGGTCAGATGTTGGAAATGCATTTAAATAACCTTCCCATGCTGCACCAGTGTTGTACATAATGTCAACAACATCAATGTTGCTATCAAACCACAAGGATCCATTTGCAGGTAATGTTGCTGGCTCATATGCCAATGCTTCATACATCAATGGAGACCAGTTACTTACTAATAGGGTAGCACTGTCGCCAGTAGGAGCAGCATATAGATTTGCTACAGTACCGTCACCAACTAAACCAATGCCAGATAATAAACTACCAGAATCTGTCAATTCAATTTCACCACTTAATTTGTGTTTGATATACAATCTATTGATAGCACTGTCCCAAACTGCGCTGGTATTAACAAGGCCACCGTTAGTATTGATTGCTTGAGCAATTTGCTCACCAACAACACCAGTAGCTACTGTTAATGTTACTGGAGTTCCCCAAGTACCATTAACTAGTGATTCGCGTAGAGTAAATGTGCCACCAGAACCAGTTGTATTAGATGCTACTGTAACTGTTGTTGCAGCAGAACTACTTCTTCTATATAGTTTAAAGGATGCAGCAGTTGCATTAGTTGTTACACCGTTATTATAATCTGCATCAATGAATAGTGAACCAACAGGGATCTTAGAACCGCCGCCTGTAGGGTCTAAAGCCAAGTTAGCTTTTACAGTGCTAGCAAAAATTGGAGTACTTACAGTAGTCCAAGACTCTGAATTGCCATTCCAATATTTAACTACCCAGTTTGCACCAGTACCAACTGCGTTTGTTTGTACCCATACACTACCGTTAGTAGTGCCAGTTGAAGTATAATTTGGATAATCAAAGTTTGCACTAACTTCAACATTTTTGCCACCGTCGAAAGTATTTCTAACAACAGTCCAACCAGAACCTGCTGTTTTAAAATATAGTTGGTTAGTATTTTGGCTAGTAACAACCATTGCATAATCACCAACTGCACCAAATGTAGCCTTCGGAGTGTATACTGTTCCATCAAATGTTGCTGATGTTGCTGTAGTGCTATTGTCAATAATTTTAGGAGTTACTGCGGTAAATCCGCCTGCGCCGTTGTTAGCAGTTGTGCTCCAAACATTAACACCAAATCTACTGGCGTGTGTATCAACCCAATATGTTCCAGCTACTGGCATACCTACTGGGATACTGGTGCTTGGGTACAGCATATCTAAGTCAAGGTCTGAACGAACTACATATACTTTAGACGAGATACCTAAAAGGTTATATGCTGTTTGCAAACCATATTCATTTCGTTCGCTACCGTTAATAGCATTGCCATTCGTATCTGTTTCAAAATACGGAGTACCAAAAGTCTCAGTTAGGTCGCGTTGGCTAGTAATTGTCCATATCACGCCTGCATTCTTTTTTGTAGTACCTTGAGCAGTGCTTGTGCCGCTAGCGTTGCTTTTATTTTGCTTGCTGGTCACAAAAATCATTGGAACTGTTCCAGGAGCAGCGGGTGTGTAGAAACTTTGATCAATTACTGAAACTGATACGCCTGGGGATTGTAATGTCGTTGCCATCTTAAAAAACTCCTTAGTGGATTACTTTGTTTTATTTAGCTAGTAATCTAAAAAACTTCGGGTTAAATACTGGTGGAAAAGGGCACTAAAAGGGCGGGTATGAGAAATCTATGTAAAGAATGTCGGCAAAGACCGGTGGCCATTAACTATTATAAAGAAGGCAAGCCGTTTTATAGATCCAGATGCGACCACTGTAGCAAGGGCCGCAAGGATGGAAAGGCATTGTGGGGGTTAGCTGGCTATACGAAAAAAGCCGTATGTGACAAATGCGGGTTTAAATCCACTTTCCCTGAAGTATTTGATGTGTTTCATGTAGATGGAGATCTTACAAATTGTAGGTTCACAAATCTTAAGACAGTATGTGCTAACTGTCAAAGATTCCTACATCGTGAGGGAATCAAATGGCGGCAGGGAGACTTGAAACCCGACTTTTAAAGCAAATCTAATGCAAGTCGTTCAGCAAGTGTTAGATCAGTTGCCGGCAATAGATCCTTTAGTTGTGCAAATAGATCATCAATAGTGGTGTCATTAGTTATAGTAACATCAATGTTCCCACCAACCCAACTTGTTTCACTTGAATGAATCTTAAGTTGATCTAATTTGTTTTTACTTAGTGACCAAGTAGCGTTGCCATTAGGTCCTTTGTTGAAACTTTCCGCAGCACCATACCACTCAGGATCCGCTCCTCGTTTTACACGGACTACCATTCCGCCAGCATTATGAATCGCAGCAATTTCGTTTGGAAATCTAACATCACTAATAACAATGTTATCAGTAGTTTTACGCATTTTATTCTCTAAACTAGCAATCCAGATATCATCGTTAAAGCCTTTGCGGCAAACTTCAGTACCCCAATATTGTAGAACCCAGCGTGGAGTTAAATGTGGCAGGTTTAAGCGTTCTGCCCACCATTCGTCAACTTGTTCTCGCCATTCACGAGCTTCTTTTGTGCGGCCTTCTAGCAGCGTTCGGTCCCAGCCAAATACATGGGACACTGCATCTTTGAGTGTATTGGCGAAACTATCTCGCCTAAACCCGTGAAAATTAACCAAATAATCTGCGGCAGTGTCTTTACCTGAACCAATAAAACCTACAAACCCTATAATCATACAATACTCCAAGCGATATTATATTTTATTGCAGTTGTATTACATTGTCAATAATTATTTTAACCAGTTACCCAAGTTAATGGTTGTCCACCATCTTTGTAATTTATTAGATCCAACTCTAACATATCCATTTCAGCTTTACCTTCTGCTTTAAGTGCAGTACCATTCAAACTGGAGGCCCCTTGTGGCCCAGCAATTTGTGGGAATTTTTCATAGGCTTGACCTAGGATGATCTTGGCATTGGCCAATGAATAATCCTTTAACCACTGTCCTGCATATGGATCACTGAATAGGTTAAAATCTGGACGATAATTATACATCCAAACTAATATTTCTTCATCAGCATGTGGTCTTTGTTGTACAGATAATAGCTTGGTAGATGCGTTAAATGTAAAATTAATATCAGTACCAAACATTTTGCCCACTTGCTTTTGATAGCTGGCAAATGCGTAGTATGTTGCCAACCCGCCCATGTTAGTAGAAGCCAACAAGTAGGTGTTAGAATATGCTAAGTTGAACGGTTCAAACAATGTTCCCCCGTTTCCGCCACCAGATCTAGAGCCAATGCTGCGTCTAAACAATTGTCTAACTGCCATTACTTCTTTAGGAAGAATGTAATCGTTAGTATCAACTGTTAAATTTAGAAAACCCATGCTTTCTTCAACGGCATTACTGCTGCGTTGACGGTATTTTGCCAAGGCACGATCGATAGATGTATTATAATGTATTGGATCAAGATACACATCGATCATACCATCGCCTAACATGGCTTTGATATATGTAATAACTTGTTCACGGGATTGGGTAGTTTCGTCCATATGAATATTTAGCCATAAATATACACATGCCAAGATTGTCACTTTACAGGCCTGAAAAAGGCAATGATTTCAAATTCATCGATCGCGTAGTTAACGAACGCTTTCAAGTGGGCGGGGTTGATGTGTTTATTCACAAATACCTTGGCCCAGTTAGCCCAGATTCAGTAGGGGCCGAATCATCACCTACTCTGCCAAACAATAGTAATCCTATTCCTGAACTGGGGATACAGGATGTGCTATTCATGGAAAACAGGGATAGAAACTACGAACCCGATGTGTATGTTATTCGTGGAATCTACACAATGCAGGACTTGGATCTCAATTTAAGTCAGTTTGGATTGTTTCTACAGAATGATACCATAATGATTCACTTCCATTTAAGCTCAAGTGTAGAGGCATTATCCCGTAAAATCATGCCAGGAGATGTAATCGAGCTGCCACATTTGAAGGATGAATATGCGTTGGATAACAATTATGTGGCTTTGAAAAGATTCTATGTGGTACAAGATGTTACTCGCCCAGTTGCTGGATTTAGCGTAACTTGGTACCCGCATTTAGTTAGAGCAAAATGTGTACCGTTAGTTGATAGTCAAGAATTTAAACAAATCTTTGATGCAGATAGTGGGGCAGATGACGGAACTACATTACGAGATTTATTGAGCACTTACAATAAGAGCATTGAAATTAACAATCAAATTATTGAACAAGCAACATTAGATGCTCCAAAGAGTGGATATAATACAAAAAGTTTTTATGTTATTCCTACAAAGGAGTCAGGACTTGTTGATGTCGCCGATGCAAGCGATACAATAGATGATGCCAGTATAGATCAAGCAGTATTAGATGCCAGTATGGTATTACATACACCATCAAAGAATTTGTATGTGGGCTATTTAACTGGTGACGGGGTTCCTCCAAATGGTGCTCCGTTTGATTCAGGAGTAGCATTTCCACTACATCAAGCAGTCGGCTCGTTTTACTTAAGAACAGATTTCTTCCCTAATGTGTTATACCGATTTGATGGTCGTCATTGGACCATGTTTGAAAAGAATGTGCGTATGACCATGAATGAATTTGGTGCTCAAGATACTGCTAATGGCGTATTTAAAAATGCCGATGTTAGACAAACACAAAAAGCTGGATTTATTAATAATACAACTACTGCTACGATTAATGGAAAAGTAGTTGCGGAACGACAAGCACTAAGTAAGGCACTCAAACCAAAGGCGGATAATTAAAATGGATTGGTTCTACGATGGTCAAATACGCAGATATTTGACACAATACATGCGAGTTATGAGTAACTTTAGTTACAAAGATGGTACTGGAAAAATTATTCAGATACCAGTGATGTACGGTGATCCTAGTAGACAGGCAGCTAGCGTACTAAAGAAAAACTCAGAGAACACTGTACCATCAGCACCATTTATTGCGTGTTACATTAAAGGTCTAAAGTACGAGCAGACAAGATTACAGGATCCTACTTTTGTTAGCAAGGTGCAAATACGCGAGCGCGAGTACAACGAAGATACTCAACAATACACATACGCCCAGGGGCAAGGTTACACGGTAGAACGCATTATGCCAGCGCCGTATAAATTAACATTCTCGGCTGATATCTGGACTACCAATTCTGATCAAAAGTTACAAATTATAGAACAGTTGGCGTATTTGTTTAATCCTAGTTTGGAATTACAAACAACTGACAACTATCTAGACTGGACCAGTTTGACTGTATTGCAATTAGATGATATTAATTGGACCAATCGACAGATTCCACAAGGTGCTGAACAGAATATTGACATTGGTAACTTAACATTTTCTACACCTATATGGATCACCCCACCCGCTAAGGTTAAACGATTGGGTATTATTACTAAAATTATAGCAAGTGCATTTGTTAATCCTACAGACTCAATTGATTTAGGATATGATCAACCGTTGTTTAAAACTGTTGTTACACCTGGTAATTTTGAATTAATGGTGTTAGACAATGTTGCAAGTTTATTAAAAAATCATTCAGCATCTGGCATTGATGATACCACAATACCTAGTGGTACAGCAAGTTGGTTTAGTTTATTAGATTTATATCCAGGACAATTCCGTGCAGGGTTGACTAAGATATTTTTAACCACTTCTGATGGGAATGAAATTATTGCCTATATATCATTAGACCCTAATGATGATACTAAAATGTTGTTGAACTTTGATAGGGATACTGTTCCTAGTAATACTATTATTACAAGTTCTTATAATGTGAATGGGCGTGGTACTGTTGATGCAATTATAAATCCTGAAACATATTCACCTAGTAATGTTGCGGCAGGTACAAGATACTTGATATTAGAAGGCATTAATGATACAGCTGAGTTTGGTCAAGAAGGGTTTGTTGGTCCAGTTGCTTGGCAGAACAGTGACAACTCTGATTTCCAAGCCAATGCTAATGATATAATTGAATGGAATGGTACCGAATGGCATGTAATATTCAATAGTACTATCTCCAATGACATCATTTACATAACTAATTCATACACCGGAATACAATACAAATGGGAATCCGGATCTTGGAGCAAGAGCTTCGAAGGAATTTACATACCTGAATTATGGAGACTAGTACTTTAAATCAAATCGTCTGTAGTGGCGGAATATTCTTATCTAAAGATACTAGAAGATTTTTATTACTTCATAGGACACAGGGCAAGACTGCTGGAACTTGGGGACTGGTTGGTGGGAAAAAAGAACCTACTGACTTAACTGTAGTTGATGCATTACATAGAGAAATTTCAGAAGAAGTTGGCAAGTGTCCGCCAATTAAAAAGATAATTCCTTTAGAATTATTCACCAGTAATGACCAAAACTTTCAATACAACACATATGTATTGTTAGTTGATAAAGAATTTATCCCTACTCTAAACAACGAACATTCTGGTTATGCATGGTGTGCATTTGACGCTTGGCCAAAGCCATTACATCAAGGTGTTAAGAACAGTTTTGGTAATAAGGCAGTCAGAGCCAAACTAGAATTGTTGATAGACTTATTATAAACTATTGCGCCATTTTGTAAACGGGCATTTAGATTCTTGTTCATCTATCCTAGTTTTGCGTTCTTTATAATTGTCCACAAACTTAGTCATAGGATGTTTTCTTTCAAACTCTGTAGCACTAATTAAATGAGTTTTAATTTCAACCCGCTTGTCAGTTAGCGGAGTCAAGTGTACTAGCGGAGTACCTGCTTCAAACATCATTGATAGCAAGCCTACCTCAGGGTATCTTACCATGGTACTTATGTTGACTGATGATTGATATTTAAAATCTATAATACCAGGTAGTACTGTGAAGTTACTTGATTCTTCAACAATATTCCATGTATGCTGGCTCATCATAAATTTTACACCAGATTTTTCTTCTAAGAACCAAGGTGGATTAAACTTTAATTGTTGATACTTAGAATAATCTACAATGCCATTGTATTGTTGTTGATCATGTGAGTCTAGCCAACTTTTTTTATCTGCAAATTTATATCTCCAAATCTTTTGATCTGCTATCAGTTCCATTTCTATGGATATATCAGACCATAAAGGTATAGAGAAACTGTTAGAATATAAATCAACAAATCCTTGACACCGTTTAACAGTACCGCGTTTGACTAATCTATGTACAGGGTCGTCGAGTGTTGCAGGCAGTGCTTTCCACCAGTTAGGAACATGTCGATTTGACTTTGCTATTGGGTAATAGTCGTGGGCTGCATCATTGGATGTAAACGCATCAACTACAATAGTTGTTGGTTTAAAAAAGAAAAACATTACAAATCTAACCGATGATTAAGCAGTTTAGGATTCTCGTCGTAAGGTATTTGATCAGGGTCTAAAATATCGCCACTATCATTATCTCGTAAGCCATGAATACAGCATACAATTGTGTCATCTTCTAGTGCAACCACTTCATGTTCTTTATTTTTTGCAATTAGAATCATATGTGGCGCGGTGAATTCTTTGACAATACCATCGACAGTAAGTCGAACACTGCCTCTAGTTAAAAAACTAGTGTGATCAAATTCATGCGTGTGCCCGTGTTCAACATCGCCTGCATTTTTAAAGTTCATCATGCGGATATAAATGTTGCTAACACAACCAATTTGGATTTCAGGTTCTTTCATTTGAAAACAGTTACCGGTATTCTGTTAAACTGTTGCTTACGAAATACATTTTCGTCAAATGATGGAGTTTTTGAAACCCAGCTCAATGTGGCTGGGACTATTTGACTAGTCCCATCTGGTTCCATCAATTCGATATTGTATTGTGAGACAAATACCTTATCATCATTAATAATAACTTCAGCCTTGTTTAACATGCATATATTTATTGCAGGTTAGTTGTCACTATTAAGGATTTGGATCGGCAAAAAATACCCATTCCTGTGTTTCGTTATTAAACTTATAAATCTTACCATCCATTGGATGTTCAGGACGAGGATCACCATGCTTGACCCAATCTTGTTCAGATTCAACCCACTCATAACATGCACCATCAGTAGGATATGGTTTTGGGCGTACTATTTTGACCCACTGTACATTTTCTTCATCCCAATTATATTCTTCACCGAATACAGGTGGTACTCCAATTCCTCGGAATGCAGGATGTTGAATTGGTGGTTCCCAATTACCGTAAGGCCATTTCAAATTATTCCATACCCAACTAGGCAGATGTGCTGGTTTTGGTGATCTAAATTGATCCACTTCTGGATGATATACCCATGTTGGTCCAGGCATATATCCTCTAATAGATCCATCAGGAGAGCATTGTAACCATTTTGATGGATCGCCCACTGAACCAGAATCTATAAATTCTTGATCAGCAACAATGACTTGAAGTACTACATTGTTTTCATCAATTTGAGCAAAATGTGTCATGATAATTAACCTATATTAAAACTTATTACTATTTTTTCTCCAGGAAGTTTTTGCGGAACATTCCCGTGAACAAAATCACTTTTAAACAATAACAGCCGACCAGGTAAACAATCATATGATGTGTGCGACATCGAATACATTGTATCTTGGCCAAGAGGTAATGTTAGTGTTTCATATTTATCATAAAAAGTAATTATATTTTCAGGTGTTGCCTTAATATAAAACGCACCTGAAATTACAGATCCAGGGTGGGTATGTGGGAAATTGTAATCGTGTTGATCACTAATATTAACCCACATGTTTATTATGTTGAATGAAAATGCGGTCTCTGGATCATACCCTATTATTAAACAGAAATTCATAGCATGGTCCAATATACTAGAAGCTAAAGGAGCCAGTGCAGGTAGTTTATGAAGTTCAGACACAGTCTTATGTGAACTATTCACACCTAGAAATGGATTTCTTTTTGTGCCTTCATCTTTAATTGCGTCTTTTACAGCAATCTCAAAATCACCCAAATGCTCTTGGCAAATATCATCTGCATAGTATATAGGTCTTGGAAACCAACTTTCAACTTTATAATTCATATTATGCAGAATACTTTATAATAACCATGCCAGCGCCTCCATTGCCGCCGCCACCCATTCCTGAATAATATGCAGGGCCACCGTTATTACCGCCACCACCACCAGAACCAGCAGATACACCAACACCACCATTATAGTGGCAATATCTATATCCACAAGGCGGATACTTTGCGCCCGATCCGCCGCCCCATGTAGAGGTAGTAGTTCCTCCACCTGTAACATCACCAGTTGCACAATATCCACGACCACCACCGGCAATACTTCCATCTGCCATAGTTTGTCCAGTTACAGTATTAATATATGTTAAAGGTGCCAATAGCGTACCGATGTTTACACCTGCACCACCTGATGCATTAGCACCACCAGGTGCAGCACCACCAGCGCCGCCACCGCCTCCACCATATGTTGCGTTTGAGTTGAAGCTACCAGCATTACCAAGTCCGTAACCATATGTTGAAAATTGAGTAGATGTACTAGTTGCATTACCGCAAGATCCAGCACCGCCACCAGACCCTCCACTGATACCTACCTTATATCCCGCAGTATTTCCATATCCGCCACCCAAGGCAGTATATCCAAATGCTGAACTAGCTGTTCCACTAGTACCAAATACTGGATAAACTCCAGGACCATATGGACCAAATGCTGCTTGAGCAGGCATACCAGTACCTGCATTTCCTACAACAATAGGATATGTGCCAGGACCAACAAGAATATCACGGTAGTAAACTGCGCCAGCACCGCCGCCGCCTCCGCCGCCGCCTCCGCCGCCTCCGCCGCCGACAATTAGAACTCTAACATATGTAGCACCTGACGATACTACAAAGTTTCCAGATGCCGAGAACACATGAGTTTTAAATCCAAGGGCAGTCGAAACGGTGCCGCCCGTAGCAGATAAGGTGCTCGTTAAAGTTGGTCCAAGACATCCGATGTTTGGGGAGCCTGAACCTCCAGTAATTGTAATAGACATAAAAAATCCTTGTTAATTGTTTGTATATTTATTGGCAACGATATCGTTATCTCCAAGAGAAATTTAACACTGCCCGTGCCGTTTTAGTTGGCAATGTACTTGAATGATATTGATGTCCCGGAAATATCACTACTGATCCTTGTTTAGGGGACACTCTCATCTTTTCCGTAAATGATTTATATTTAGAAACTACTTGATCTTCTGGTATATCTAAGGCAGTTTCATTAAAAATTACTGTATCGCCGTCAATTCCTTGATCATCCCCGTTAATGTAATACACTGCGGTAGCATATGGCTCTTGAAGCATGGGCAAATCAGTATGAACTTTATTATGAGTTCGAGCAGTATTAAACGGAAATTGACTTATTGCTCGAACTTGTAAAAATTCATGAAATGGTAATCCAGCCTTTTCAATTGCCTCCCACATCAGGGGCCTAACTAAATCAAAAAAGTTACTTTTTTGTCCGCCTTGTAGGGAGAAAAACATTAAGTGAAATAACACACTGGTTGTTTCAAATACATCACCCTCTTGGGTACTTTCTGTAGTGTAATACCACGGACATATGCCCTCGCCCATAAAATTATGTCGTATGTGTGATTGGTATTCGGCACTAATAACATTGTGCAGGACTATCGGTTGATCTAAAAGTTGTTTCATACCCATATTTAATAAAGGCAATGAGCCACCAGTTAAAAAAATTAACCAAACTGTATCCTGTACCAAGTATTGTTTGCCAATCGATATGAATATGCAAATGCTGATCCAGCAGCAATTGATGTTGCACTTAATGCTGGCAATAAAGTTACATTACTAACGGTAATTGCTACTGCATTACCACTTACTGCAACTCTAACAATTTGACCATCTTGTAAACTTGATGTAGGGAACAATAATGTTGCAGTATAACCAGTAGAACCCACTAACAATACATTGTTTGTAGATGTAGTACTTAAACTATAACTTGCAGTACCGCCAACACCAATATATAATGGACTTGCTACTTCGTAGCCTGTAACTATCATGTTAGTTGTAGATACAATACCACTTGTTATTTGGTATACGCCGCTGATTGTTCCAAATAACATGAACAAGTTGTTTATACCGCCAATTGTAGCATTAGCTGTTCCGGGTGGTGTAAAAATACCAAGGGCTGATGTCCATACTGCACCACCAACACCAATACCACCCTGTACAATTACCGCACCTGTGGTTGTTGATGTAGAAGCTTGAGCAGATCCAACTACTAATCCACCTACAGAAAAGTTACTTAATCCGTATTGGGCAACAGTTGCGTTTGTGTTGTTGACAGAGAATAGATATTTACCAGTAGGGTCAATAGTCATACCAGTCTGACCTGGACCCGCTGCAATTGATGCTACCTGTGTCAATGCACCGTTGTATTGGTTAATGCTGTATTGATATAATATAGTAGAGTTACCAACATATACATATTTTCCGTATGGATCAATTGCCAAACTTCCAGAACCTGGGTTAGCACCAACACTCACTGCTGTCGTAATCTGTGTCAATGTTCCAGAGAATTGGTTAATACTGTATTGTGAAATGTTAGCAGAACCATAGTTTGCTGCGTATACAAATCTACCAGATGGATCAACTCCAATGCTGAACGGGTTAGTACCGGCTGCAATAGCTGTACCTAACGATATTAGGATACCAGTACCTGTGCTAATAGCATATTGTGATATGTTGGCAGAACCATAGTTTGCTGCATACAAGAATCTACCTGTTGGATCAGCAGCTAGATATACTGGGTTAGTACCAGCAGAAATTGGGGTACCAATTGATATCAATGCACCAGTTGTGGTGTTAATAGCATATTGACTGATTGTTGCTGCACCATAGTTTGCTACATACACATATTTGCCAGTTGGTTCACTGGTAATACCATATGGGTTAGTACCAGAAGCAATTGCTGTAGTAATCTGTGTTAAGGTGCCAGTGAATGTGTTGATAAAGAATTGGCCAACAGTAGATGCACCATAGTTGGCTGCATAAACAAATCTACCTGTTGGCTCACTAGTAATACCATAAGGGTTAGTACCCGTAGCAATATCAAATGTTGATGTTGTTAAGAATCCTGTATATGTATTAATTACATATTGTGTAATTGTACCAGCAGTGTAGTTTGCTACATATGCAAAGTTACCAAATGCATCTGTAGTAATACCCCATGGGCTACTACCAGTTGTTGATGTGTTAATAAATGCCACTGTTCCAGGGCCGTGATTTAATCTACCCTTAGGTGCAATATAAGGATACGGACTTTGTACAAATCCGTTTGCTATGACGTTAGTATATGTTGTTCCACCAGCGGATCCACCAGCGCCGACACTACCACCACTACTAAAAATACTACCGCCAACATATAAGTTGCCGCCAATACCAACCCCGCCAGTAATAACTACTGCGCCAGTTAATGTACTTGTACTAGTAGCAGTACCAGTAACTACAATGCTTGTTGCAGTAATTGTACCAGTTGCTTGCATGTTAAACGAATTAACATAACTTGCACCACTAATACCACCGCCTAAACCAGTTGTAGCAATAGATGTAGCTGTGACGACACCGCCAACAACTAACCCTAATCCAATACCAGCACCACCCCATACTTGCAATGCACCTGAGTTAGTGCTGTTTGATGGGGTTGTATTTTGAATAATATATGTGCTGGTTGTACCAGTTGATGATCCAAGTGCAATACCGTTAACAAATGCATTTCCGCCTACTATAAGGTTTGTCGCAGTTAATGTACCAGTTGCCCACATGTTAAACGAGTTAACATAACTTGCACCACTAATACCACCGCCAACACCAGCCGTTACTAGGTTAGTAGCAGTAACAGTACCACCTGAATAAATGCCGCCGCCAATACCCATACCACCATAAACTTGTAAAGCACCTGTTATTGTGCTATTTGTAGGGGTAATGTTAGATATTACGAATGTAGTTGTAGTACCTGTACCAGATGCAGTACCGCCACCACCACCACTAAACAATGAGCCGTTTTGATATAAGTTACCGGTAAAGTTGATGTTGCCGCCAACACTCAATCCAGATCCTGCAGAAAATGTTAAACTACTACTGAATGCAGTTAGTCCAGGGGCTGATTGATACACAATTTGTCCAGCAGCACCACCTGCAATATTAGATGCAGTTGTGATGACACCAACGACGTTAGTAAAGGATGCAGTGGTAACTGATAAAGTACCATTAATCAACATGTTACCGTTTACTTGTAACCTGTATGCGCCTTGACTTGTAGTATAGCCCAACAACAAATAATTGTTGAGATCAAAGCGCCCAGCTTCTGAACTGTTAATACTGAAAGTAATGGGCGCATATTGGGCATTTATCGTACCGGTAGTGATCGCACCTGCGGCGTTTTCTAAAAACGATAAATTACTAGCTATGGTCATTGTGATATCCTAATGTTTCTATATTTATAAGCAAATACTGGTAGTTTGATCCATTACACAAATGGCATATAAGTTGGCAGGCTAGCTGTTGGTGGAATGAAGTTACTTGTATATCTTGCAATTAGACTGAATCTAAAATCATCCATGTAACCAACAAACAGTGCTGCACCGCCTGAATCTGCGCCAATTTTTAGCGTAGAATTGTTGCCCAAAGTTCCAGATTGTGTATCAGTTGTTGCAGATGCAACTCCGTTAATGTACCATTTAATTGTAGATCCACTTCGAACCATTGCCACATGGGTCCAAGTATTGGCCACAATTGTAGTATTGGCGTAGTTAACAGATCCAGCACCATAAAGGTTTGTATATATTGAAGAAGTACTAACAATACCAGTTGTGTATCTGTTGGCAACTTCTGTTCCTAAAGTCCAGAATGTACGAGTAGATCCAGTCACTGAAGTTGGATAAATCCAAGCCTCAACAGTAAAGTTACCAGTCACTACAGTACCTGTATTAACTATGTTTAGATAATCAGTAGTTCCGTTAAATTTAATTGACCCACTACCAAATTTGTATACAGATGGATCCACTGCTGTTGCACCAACTACTATGACATTACTCTTACCAGTTTGATCCACAATGCTACCGTTATTACCCAAAACTATCAAGCTAGTTGTAGCAGTTGATGTAGCCGTGGTATTTGATATTGGTAACGGTGGAGCTATTGGCGTAAATCCACCAGTATATACTGCTACACCTTTCACAACACGAAGATCGGCAAGGAATCCGCTCCACGGTTCATTTGTTCCATCATATGTACTAATGTAAGTAGGTATTGATGCAGTGGATGGCATGGCTGATGAAGAAGTCACTGTACCAACAATTATACCATTTAAGAACATTGTAAATACAGATCCGTTTCTCACTATTGCACAATGATTCCATGCATTCAATGTCAATAGGGTAGATGATGAGAAGTCAATTCCCGAAGTCGTTGTGAAAAAGCGAAGCGTATTATTACTTTCTTGCCTAAAACCTATCTGTACTGATCCAGAACTACCCCAATTAGAATAAAATCTACGGTTTGCACCAGATGCTGTGGGATATGCCCATATTTCAATTGTAAAATTCGATGTTCCAAAATCTAATGCCCCAGAGGCAGGTATTGTCAAATAATCACTGCTAGTACCATTAAAGTAATAACTGTAATTAGTAGTAAACGGATTGGTTACTTTTACTGTTGGAGATCCAACCGCAGTTAATGCAAAGTTATTAACACTATTATCAACAAGTGTACTAGACTGGCATGCCAATAATAATGTATTACCAGTACTTGTAGTCAATGGTGATGTTGTGGGAATGAAGTTAGTACTATATATTGCATCACCACCAACAGTAAATCTTGCGTTGGATATAAATCCTTGTAGATAGCTGCTAGACATGTGAGCACCAAGGCGAATACCTGCGGTGTGGTTATACATAGCTACTGAAGTCAACACCGGGGTTCCTACACTTACACCGTTCTTGTATAATTTGACAATATTTTCACCAGTACGAACTCCTGCAACATGATACCAAGTGTTCACAGCAATAGCCACAGTATCTGCAATATTAACAATCCAATTTCCGCCATCAGCAGACATTAAGAATGTTAACATATTTCCACTAGTAACAATCATTGCAAATTCAGCATATGTTGGTGAACCTTGATAACCTTTTGTAAAAATAACTTGTTCAGCACCAGTTTTAGTCATCATAAACCAACATTCAACTGCAAAACTAGTTGATGCTGGAATCCATTGATTTGTATTGTGTGCGTATTCTATGTAATCTGAAGTACCGTTAAATGCAAAACTATATCTAGTATTAAATGGATTGTATGCGGATACCGCAGCACTACCTACTGTAGTGATAGTAGCAGCATTAGCACTGTTATCTTTAATAGTACTTGATTGACAAGTCAATAGTGCTGTATTGGTAATCGCAGACAATGGAGTATTAGTTGGTGCAAATGATGCGGTGTACAAGGCGGTGCTAATTACCATTCGAAAATTGGAGATATACCCGCTCATGTAATAATTTGAACTATTATACAACCCTATGTTATTTGTTGTATAAGTTGTCATTAACGATCCTGATACAGTATAACCACCAGAGGTTACATCAGATCCGTTAATATATAATTTAAAATTTGTACCACTACGAACCACTGCAACATGATACCATGTATTTGAAGTAATTGTTGAACCTAAAGTATTTTGTTGAACTGCCCAAGCTGAGCCAGTTGCAGATATCCACAATGCCCACTTACCTGCTATTTGTCTTACATGAACTGCTGCATATCCGCTCGAAGCACCATTCCAATATACTAAAGTATGATCATTTGTAACTTCAGTAAAGAACATCCAACCTTCAATAGTAAAATCAGATGATCCTAATTGAGTTGTTGCTGTACTAACTGGTAATGTCAAATTGTCAGTAGTACCGTTAAAATATACACTGTATGCTGTTGAAGTTATATTGGTTGAATCTACAAATGGGCTAAGTGAAGCTGGGCCAGCCGTTCCGCCTGTTGTTAAAGTAAATGCGTTTGTACTATTATCAACAAAGGTAGTTGATTGGAATGTCAACAACTGCGGGGTGTTACCGAACGGACTAAGTGTTTTAATAGCCGATGGGGTTCCAAAAGAAGTGATAGTATAATTATTAATTGAATTATCAATTATAGTAGTTGATTGGCAAGTCAATAAACTTGTGTTTGTTATTGCAGTTAGTGGTGATGTACTTGGTGTAAATGCTGTAGTATATACTGCTGTACCTTTTACTATACGGGCATTAGACATAAGCCCAGTAAAGTATGAATTGCCTGAAAGAGCATATCCAATTTTGGCTGTTCCTGCTGAACTAAAATTATAAAGAGTTATTCCGCTGGTATCCAAAACTCCATTAATGAATAATTTATAAGTTGTCCCGTCAAATGATATTGCTACATGTGTCCAAACATTAAGAGAAATTGCGGCTGTACTTGTTAATATAGCAGCATTCCAAGTTTGAAACTGTAATTTATTTGAAGTAGCAAGTATCGATAAACCACATTGTGTATTACCACTTGCTGAATCTATATTACTAATAATCCACTGCGTAACTGTTGGAGCAGTCACAGTTGGATTAATCCAGGCTTCCATGGTAAATGCACCTGTACCAAATTGAAACGCAGGATTTGAAGGGGCAGTCAAATAATCTGTACTACCATTAAAAAACACACTACTACCGTTAGTTGGTATAGTAGTAAGTGCAGCAATGTTTGTACTAGAACTTTGTGTAACAGCCAACGGTGAGGCAGGTACTGTAAAGTTACCAGTATATAGTGCTATCCTATTTAAATATCTTAGATTGGAAATGTATCCATAGAAGAAGTTAGTGGCCACATGGGTATATCTACCAATAGTAGGTACATATGATATATTGGAATAGTTATTAATATCTGCTGTAGCAGTACCTGCAATGCCGTTAAGGTATACTTTTACGGATCCGCTAGTTCTAACAACTGCAAAATGATTCCATGAGTTGACTGACCAATTATTGGATCCACTGGAAATAGCGGTTCCACCGCCACTCAATGTTCCATAAAATTGAATAACATTATTAGTTGCAAAAATGACAAAGTAATTAGTACCTGATATTGATTGCGTCCAAATAGCCCCTTGCGTGGCCATTGTGTTGGTTGGATAAAACCAACCCTCAACAGTAAAGTCTGCTGTTCCAGGTGCAAATGCTGGGCCTGCAGGAACCTGTACATAATCTGTAGTGCCGTTAAAATACCCACTATATCCCAAATCAGCAGTAGTATTTCCAAATGGACTAAATCTTTGAGGCATTGTAGTTCCGCCCCTAGTTGCTACCAAACTATTAACACTTGTATCATTCATGTTTACTGTTTGTGCAGTTAACAATCGAGTGAATGTACTAGTGTTTAAATTAATTACAGGTGGAGTAATTTTGTATATATAGGGAATGGTGCCTTTGATTACTCTTAGGTTAGACATATATCCAGTGAATCGGTTAGTATAACCAGTATCAAATCCAATCTTCACATAATCATAAGTGAATGTTTGTGAAGTGAATACTTGATATGGGAATCCTTGTGCGGTTCCATTTATAAACAATGTGACATTGGTAGTTGCAGCAATAGAAGCATCAATCACCACAGCAACATGATTCCAAGTATTTGTTCTACCAGTGACTACCGTGGTTGCTACTGATACAGCCGTTGAAGTATCAGTTGTCCATATGAATTTAATAGTGAATGTTGTTGCGCCAGTAGTAATTACAAAAGACCATCTACCATTTGTACCAACTGCTGGAATCCCACCAATAATAGTTTCATCTCTTGATGTAGTATTTGTTGGGAAAATAAATGCTTCCATTGTGGTTATGGAACCTGCCAAACCAGCAATTGTGGATGCAAATGCTGTTGGCAATGTAATAGCACTTGTGCTACCATCAAAATATACACTGTTACCATTAGATAACACTGTTGGTGTATTTGGGCTAAAGCGTGTGGATGTAGTGCCAGTTCTGGTGATAGAGAAGTTGTTATAACTGCTGTCAACAAAAGTAGCAGTGTTTGCTGTCAATAATTGTGTATATGGAACTGCGGTCAATGGACTGGTTGGTGGAGTGAATCCGCCAGTATACAATGCATATCCGTTGATAACACGATATCCACTATAGTATCCGCCTCCATAATTATTGCTGCTATCCTGTCCCAGTAGCATAGCACCGCCCTGTGCAGCAATACTACCAGTGTATGTTGCACTGCCCATTAGCACGCCGTTGAAGAATAATCTAAATACGTTGCTTGCTCTAGTCCAAGCAATATGTGTCCACTGCCCAGCTAATGCGTTGAACTGTGTAGCAGAGATTGAGATTGCAGACAATGCCCAACCACCACCAGTACCTAATGCAAGGCCGCCACTGCCACCTCCTGCAGTACCAGTTTGGAAATAATAATCGTTAGTGCCTTGTTGTGTACTGCCGCTACTGTATTTCCATTGTGTAGAATAACCGGCCGCATGGGCAGTATTTGGCAAATAGTACCAAAATTCTACAGTATGATCATTGTTACCAAATGTCATTGCAGCATTAGCAGGTGTTGCTATATAGTCACTGGTACCGTTCATGTAAATGCTACTGCCATCCACAAATGCATTGTATGCTCTAAATTGTGGGAATGGTGTAAATGGTCGAACACTTGCTGCACCCACTCTTGTTATTGTGTTAGTTAATGTAGATGCATCACTAAACGAATTAGCCTGTGCAGTTAATAAAACCGTATTATCGACAGCAGTTAATGGAGTATATGATGGTGCGAAGTTAGCAGTGTAAATCGCTGTACCTTTAATTACACGAAGATTGGAAATATAACCGTTATGGTATGAACCAACACCCTGAGATCCAATGTAATTGATAGCAGAAACCGTGTCTGCTGTAGCATAAGTTCCTGTGGCAACCTGTGTGCCATTTAGGTATGTTTTTAGTGTAGTTCCACTTCTGGTAATTGCAATATGATGCCATGTATTAATTGCCAAATAAGCCGTTGTGTAAGACTGTTGTATTGCATTTGCATGGATAAATCCAATGCCAATTGGTCCGCCAGTGCTTCGGTTAATGATTAAACTCCACCCGCCGTTACTACCGCCATCGTATGTACCAGCAATGCCAGAACCATATGTTTGATTTGCAATAGTTGTATAGACCCATACTTCTATTGTAAAATCACTACCTAATGCGTTGTTTGTGCTTGCTGGAATAGTTAAGTAATCACCTGCACCGTTAAAATAGTAACTATATCCACCTTGGTTAAATGGTGAGAACGAGCCCTGTGTTGGAGAACCGTATGCGGTAACTGCCAGGCTGTTGGCACTTTCATCATAGATAGAAATAACATTTGTGCTAGTTGTTCTACCTTGTAGTGTTAACAGACTAGTCCCTGAAACAGTAGGCAATTGTGTAGTTGGTGGAACAAAATTAGTGGTATAAAGTCCGGTGCCCTTTACTACTCGTATATTGGAGATATATCCGTTAAAAATTTCGTTACTTTGATCGTTGCCAATATACCAAATGTTTGAAGTGGATGCTTCAGAATAAGTTCCACTATTGGCTTGCACACCATTTACAAATAATCTTAATGTAGTACCAACACGAGAAGCCGCCAAGTGGTACCAAGTATTGGCAGAAATGGTAATCGAACTACCAGAAAGATCAGTGGAACCAAGCCAATAAAAATAATTTGTAAGTCTAATTAATCCAAACCGTTGACCAGAAGATGCAATTATACCCTGATTACCGCTTAAAGTCGATGCATTGACCCAACATTCAATTGTAAAATCGGCAGGGAGTACTAATGCGGCAGAAGCAGGGATACTTATATAATTTGGAGATCCACTAAAATATCCAGATCCATAAAATGTAGATGCATCTGATCTATCAGCACTAGTATATGTTGTTGTAAATGGGGTTGCTGATATAATACGAGTTCCACCTACAACTGTCAATGCATTTGATACTGTACTGGCATCTGTAATCGTGCCTGTAGCATTTTGACAAGTTAGTAGTACACTAGTACCAATAGCACTTATTGGTGTAGTTGATACTGTAAAGGATGAGGTATATAAAGCAGTGCCGTTAACAATGTGGAAGTTACTAATAGCACCATTATAGAACAAGCGTTCAGCAATATTTTCTGTGTTGTTGTTCCACCCACCAATTACAGTAGTAGCTGTTGGACGAGCTACTATGGCGGTATAGGTATATGTAGTTGCGCTCTTAACACCATTCTTAAATGCAGTTAACACACCACCAATGCCAACAAAGGCAATGTGATTCCATGCGTTCATAGTCACAACTAGATCTGTAAACGCTGTTAATGTACCGTTGGCATAAAATGCCAGCTGATTGCTGGTATTAATCTGAGCATTCCAACCATAGTTAAATGCGCCAGAGCCAGACCAACCATGGAATGCTATTACCTGTTGTGTTGTAGGTACTGTAGGAAAGATCCAAGTTTCAATAGTAAATGCACCACTGCCAAAATCTGCGTAGCTGCCTATTGGTGATTGAATATAACTTGTTGATCCATTGAACCATGTTGAACCATAGTTAGAAAATGTTCTAGTAAATTGACTTGCCAACGGAGTATTAGTGACTACTTTAACTGTGCTTGATGGAGTTAGCGGCGCTGATCTTGGACTTTGATCAATGAAACTTGCATCTTGGGCGGCCAAAAATACTACAGATGCGGTGCTGGTAGTTAACGATTCTGAACCAGTAAACGGTACAGTTGGTGGAGTGAATACTACTGCGTTTGTAGTAAGAGTTGATGTAGAATATTGGCTTGGAACACCACCCCTAATGATCCTAGCATTAAAATAATTACCGGCAAGACCAGGACCAATACTGGCTAAAAATACGCCAGTATAATTGGTTGTTATTCCAGTAGCAGATGTAACTAGAACACCGTTAATGAAGCCGCGGATTGTCCCCGACTGGCGAGTCATTACTAAATGATGCCAAGAGTTATCTCTTATTGTTCCACCAATAATGACAAAGGTGCTTCCAGATCCATTAAAATCAAGAAGTCTAAGTTGACCAGCATGTACTTCTAAATATAAACTGAGGCCAGCACCACCTGATACATAGTTTGTCCATAATGGTGCAGAATATGATGCTGTGGAGAATACGCTTGAAAAGATCCAAACTTCAAAAGAAAAATCACCAGTACCAAATGTAAATGCATCAGCATTGTTGGGAGTAACTAGCGTGTCAGATGCTCCAATAGAAAGTCCGTAGTTACCTGTGCCTAAAAATGGATTAAACTTACTGGTAGCAACTGCACCTACTTGGGTAAGTGCAAGATTATTGCCACTAGCATCAGCAGTATGAAGTTTTGATGCAGTTTCACCATTTAACATTACCACTGTAGAATTGTAGTTGCTATCAGCGTTTTCTGTCGTAATAGTGAAGCCACCTGTAAGTTGGAAGCCGCCGGAAAATTGAATACTCATTATTTTTAAGCCTGTGGTTCGCCCCAGCGTAGGGTCAAGTTAGCGTAAATTGGTGCACCAGTTGTCAAATACACATTAATGAACAAGACGTCGGGTCCGTTAGGATAACAGTTTCGTCCACCAATTGGTGTATTGGTCATTTCTTTTAGTAAAGTTAAATCAAGTACATCTCGTTCAGCAGGGCTACTAACGAATGAAAATACAGTTTCACCTGGGATGGCAAATCCAGTTCTTGTAAAATACACAGTATTACCAGTTGTAATAGGTCCAACAGTATAGTTACTTAATGTTACTTTGTTCGTGGCTGGATCAATACTAGTCACAACCGTTCCGCCAGTAATTGAATAAGTTTGTGAAGCACCGTTAAGAGCATATACAACATCACCTGGGAAAATACCAGTTATAGAGTTTACTGTCAATACATTGGTACCAGAACTAGTATTGCCAGTAACCTGTGTACTGTTAGTTGCAGTATTATCAAAAATAATACTTTGACCCTGTGCAATTTGTGCAAAACTTGGCTGTCCAGTTTGTAGTCCACCAAGGTTTAATGTTTGCCAGTTAATATTGCTAAAGTTTGTTGGATAATTTTGAGGATTCAAAATACCTTGAACAACCATCGCACTGTTTAAGTTAGATGATCCACCAGCAGTAACTTCTAGAGATTGCAATCTCATTTGAGCGCGGTTTAGTAAGTCACGAACTCCTAAGTCTCCAGGAATAGCATTACTTACACTAGGTGCCAATCTAATGGCAAATGTAGTTGTTGGGGTAGTACTAATTAAAATGTTACTGGCTACATAGTTGAAAATGTAACCACGATCATCATCAAATCCACCGTCCGCCATGTATGCACTACCCCAGTGGCTTAACTGTGGGCTCGCTGTTTGACCAACTAGGATAACTCCAGTTCCAGCACTATGGTTTGCTGCTGTACTACCAGAGAATGTTTTGTTAGATCCTGAAACAAATTGTGTATAACCAGTTGCACGAGTCAACCCGTTAAATGTGTTTGTAGCAGTGGTGATAGATGAATATTGAATAATTTCTTGATCAACTGACAAGTATCCAGAAACTGGGAAATATGTAACATCAGTTACTGTCATTACAGTATCAACAGTACTAATGGCACTGGTCATTGTGCTACGAGCACCTTCGTTAATAACTTGATAACGAACAGGCATGTTACCTGTTCTCATATATGCTTCGTAGTTGACGTTACTGTTCTTCATACGGTGTACAGTAATGTAATTACCTTCTGGTCCGCGTAGCATCCAATCAATAAATCCAGCACCGTACCATGTCCACTGCAAACCAATCATCTGCATTCTGTTTACATTTAAATTATATCCACTTGGGTTGTAGATACCGTTTGTGCCATCGCAACGGTCCATGTTCCACTGACTTTGTGGGACAAGTTTATCAACAATTTTAACAAGTTTTACACCGTTTTGATTACTTGCACCACGGAATTGTGGGTTAACAGTAAGTTGTGTATCACTTTGTACGCCGGTAACAACATGCGTCATACCTTTAATTACAATACGATCACCAGCAATTACTTGTTGTGTAAATCTACTGTTACCACCAGTAATTATATGGCTACCAACCGTGGCTGTACTTAATCCAGCTATGTTAATAGTACTAGTTCTTTGACCAATGGACATTTGAATACCGTCATATTGCCAGTACATTCCGTTTTGGTCATCATATGTACCGGCACGGACAGTTGCACCATACCAGTTTTGAACTCCTAATAAACATGGATTACCTAATGTAGGTGTAGTGGAACCCAATGTTGCAGTGGCTAAAAATGTCAATGTACGCTCGTCAGGAACGCCGTTAACTGTATAAGTTCCGTTATATCCTGAAGTGACCACGTTTTGCAAGTTAATTACTGCACCAATTTGTGCTCCGTGATCGTTATCGTCCATTACAACAGTAATTGTTGATCCAACGCTGGTACCACTTGCTGTCAAAGTTCTAATATAATAGTTTGGAGCAAACAAAGCACCAGTGTTATAGTTAACAGCTTTACCAGACTGGTATCTCAAATACTTTTTACTTTGACGAATAGCATCCATACCGTGGCTTGGACCACCAGTACCTAATTGCACGCCGCCATCAAATGGTCTATGATAGTAATAACTATCACTTCGAGCATAGATATATCCTGTAGGAGTACCTGTAATTGTTCCCACATTCCTTGCTATATAAGTGAATGTAGTTGAACTTGGTACAGTCAATACATAGAATGGGCCTTGGCAATAATTCAAATTACTACCACCAGTGTTGTTTGTAATGAAAGCTACAATTGCAGCACCTGGCATAAATCCATGAGGGTCCGATGAAGTAACTGTCACTGTACCAGTTGTTGCGGCGCCAGAACCAGATACTACAAAGGTCACGTTAGTTAAACTTGATCCAGTATAGAATCCGCCTTTGCGAACTACAGTTGCCTGTTGTGCAATGTTAGTACCAGAGGTAACGCCAACCAATCCCTTAGCATAATATGTAAATTGTGTAGCACTAGTTACACTGTCAACCACAAATGATCCTGCTGCACGATCATAACTAGAAACAGTTTGCGAAATAGCATTAACTGTAATTGCAGATCCTGTAGTAAGACCGTGTGGATATCCTGCATTAACTGTAATCAAACTGTTAACATCAGGTTTTTGGTTACTGTAACTGGCATCTGTAATGATGGAGTTTACTACCAAATCAGTACCTGGTACTTCATAAATTCCAGGATAGCCTCTAATCTGACTCAATGTCTGCCACTTAGTTGGCTGCATTCCGTATTCAAAGTCAGCGTCAATCATGGACTGTGCAGCAGCAACACGAGTTCTTTCAAACGCATCAGTACCCATTGCCCATGGACGAGTAATAACTGCGCCATCTGCTCTTTCAACAAAAATCTGTAGCACATCAGTGCTGCTCATACCAGTAGTAGCAAAGCCCAATGTGATAGTTGTCACACCATCTGATTTCATTATTTCTGTAGGAAATGCTGCGGTGTTTGCACGGCTGAATGATACACTTGTTCCAGTATATGTTGTACTGGCAAAGTTATACAATACTGTGTTTTTTGTTACATTCGTGATAACCAATAACTGGTCCATTTTCCAGTTACCTTGGACAGCGATGGTGCCAGCACCAGCAGCTCCAGGGGTAAAAATATAACTTCTTAATAGTTGCTTAGCCATTGTAATCTTATCCTTTGAATCTTTCTTTATACGCCCATAGCAATTGACATTGCCATCATTTGAGTGCCAACATCTACGCCGTTTTGTTGTAAGCTACCCACAACATTCAATGTTCCGTTAATTGTTCCACCACTACTACTTATCGCATTACTGATGCTGACTGAATTAAAGCTGACAACACCAATTACAGTACCAGTACTTGGAATTGCTGCAAATGTAATACTTGTACCATTCGATGCAGTATATGTTGTTGGGTACTGTAATACACCGTTTTGGAATACTTGTACAGTAGCAGTATTGTAGTTTGTAGAAATTGTACTTGTAGTTCCACCAGCCGTATATTGGTTGAAAATATAAGCCTGCTGCATACTTACAGTAGTCGTTGCGTTTGCCACAACTTGCACAGTATCACCAACATTTCGAGGAATATTCAATACAACACTGGTACCGTTTGATGCAGTATAATCGCTGCTACTAAACAAAATACCGTTGACAAATACCTGTATCTGTCCAACCGAGTATCCACCAGAAATAGTAAATGCAGTTTGTCCAGCAATTGCTGTAAATGTCTGTAATGTTGTGGGCAATATCTGTTGACCACCAGTGTATATCCCACCACCAACATATAATGCACCACCAATACCAGCACCACCATAAACTTGTAAAGCACCAGTGTTAGTGCCTGTTGATACAGTAGTGTTGGAAATTACAAATGTACTGGTTGTACCAGTGCTAGCACTAGTAGAGGAACCGCCAGAGCCAGTAAACAATACACCGTTTTGATATAAGTTGCCGCCAAAGTAAATGTTACCGCCAACTCCCAATCCACCTGCTACTGTCAATGCGCCAGTGTTAGTTGAACTTGCTGTGGCTGTACCACTCACAACAAGGTTAGTTGCGGTAGTTGTACCAGTGGCCAATATGTTATAGGTACTTAATAAGTATAATCCAGATAATACACCGTTCGCTCCACTACCTGCAAAGTTTGTAGCAGTAACAGTACCGCCAGCAAAAATGCCTCCACCAACACCAATACCACCAGCAACCACTAACGCACCTGTGTTAGTAGATGTAGTAGGAGTAATGTTGGATATTACAAATGTAGTTGTAGTACCTGTTCCAGATGCAGTACCACCGCCGCCGCCACCAGTAAACAACGAACCATTTTGATATAAGTTACCGCCAAAGTAAATGTCTTTTGCTACAGCCAAACCACCAGCAATAGTTAATGCACCGGTAGATGTTGAAGTTGCATTTATTGTATTTGTAATTGTAGTAATACCAGCAACATATAAGTTGCCGCCTACGCCAACACCGCCATAAACTTGTAATGCGCCAGTTGTTGTTGACAATGCTGCGGTTGTGTTTGTAATTGTACTAACGCCACCAACTACTAAGTTACCGCCTACGCCAACACCGCCGACTACCTGTAATGCACCACTGTTAGTAGTGTTTGCAGCCGTAGTGTTTATAATAGATGCTGCGCCAGCAACTGATAATGTACTACCAATATACAGTGCGCCGCCAATACCAGCACCGCCGAAAACTTGCAATGCACCAGTATTGGTTGCGTTTGCAAGTGTAGTATTTTGTATTACATGAATACCGCCTTGATATAAGTTACCACCTACACCAACGCCACCGTAAACTTGCAATGCTCCAGTTTGAGTTGATATCGTAGCAGATGTACCAACAAGTATAATGTTACCAGTTCTAAATGTTCCGTATGTTGCGCTACTAAATGTTCCAGTAGAAACTTCAGCACCAGTGTTGTACCATTCTAAATTCTGTGTATCACTAGCCAATACCAATGCAGCATTGGAGTCAGTACTTAGAGATCTGTTATAGTAGTGGAATCTAAATCCAACATCTTTACCATCATCACTAGGCCATAGGGCATTAACGCCACCTGGTGGTACATGCAATTCGATTAAGTTATCTGTGTAATAAGTATTGCTACTTAATACGCTGGTTGTTGTACCGTTGAATACCACAGGTCCGTTGAATGTTGCCACGCCACCAACACTCAATGCGCCGCCCATTGTTACTTGGCCAGTTGCCGGAATAATGCTAAACGAACTGGTAGTATATTCTGCCATGTAAGTGGCAGTCGTATTGTTTGCGCTTACAAATACTGGGTAGAATGTTGCAGTGGATACCAATGCACCAGTAAGCACATTACTGGCATTAGTTGCGTTTGCAATTGAGCCGCCAAATGTTCCACTTATTGTTCCACCAACATATAAGTTTCCGCCAACACCAACGCCACCTACTACCTGTAATGCACCGGTATTAGTCGATGATGCCGCATTGGTTCCGCTAACGAATAGTTGAGTGTCAACGGTTGCGGTACCGTATATTCTTGTTCCAGATAAGAGTTTAGCCATAGTATTCTATTTATTCAGTTTTTAAAACGGTGTCATCGTGGACACAAAATTTACATTCATCTTTCATCATTGTGCAGGCAACAGTGCCGTTGGTGGGGTAAATGCTGTAGTATATCTTGCATAACCTTTGGTTATACGGAGGTCATCAATGTAACCATTAAAATAATAATTATCTTGAGTATTTCCAACAGTTACTCTATCTGCTGCTGCATAACTTCCTGTATCAGTAGCAGACCCTTTAGATACACCGTTTACATAAACTGTTACAGTTGTTCCTAATTTTACAACAGCAATATGCGTCCAAGTGTTGATTGTAATAGTACTTGCGGCCGTAGTAATATTTCCTGTAGTTAATTGAAAATATAGGGTAGATGTTAACAAAATTAGTGCAAGTTTTCCGTTGTTACTTGTTCTAAAATCAATTATGCCTTGTTGAGCCGGTGATACTGTAGTTGTATATATCCAACATTCAATAGTAAAATCGCCGGTACCAAATGTAAATGCAGGACTTGTTAGTGAAGTCAAATAACCTGTGCTACCATCAAAGTACATTGATCCGTTGCCGTATTTTACTTGTGAATTACTGACCATTGTATTTCCAACAGTTTGAATTGTTGAATTTGTACTGCCATCATATATACCAGAATTTGTTCCGTTAACTAACAATTGTGTATTTGTTATAGCAGTTACTGGAGTAGTTGGCGGTAAAAAGTTGGATGTATACAAGGCTGTGCCAATGATTAATCTAAAATTGGATATATATCCAGCCATATAATAACCCCCTACTGTAGATATTGAACCTATAGTTGGACTAGTAGTGCCATTAATTGCAGTTGCATAAGTAGTAGATCCAACACTTACCCCATTAATGAATATTTGTACGGCTGTTCCACTTCTTGTTGCAGCAATATGTACCCATTGATTTGCTGTAATAGTAACTGTTGATACAACAATACTAGTAACACCATCATGCGAAAGTTCTAATGTATTAGATGAAGTCCGTCTAATTACTAACCCTGCATTTCCACCCCAATAGTATCCTGCATATGCACCAGCATTGGTATGGTATGCCCACAATTCAATTGTAAAGTTTCCTGAACCAGGATTCACATTTGTAGTTGTTGGTGGGTTAACTGAATCAGTGCTACCGTTAAAGTACATACTTCCACCCAATACCGATGTACTATAAGTTTGGGTATTACTTGTACTGAATCCAAACGGGTTAAATTGTTTTGGTGCGGGCGTGCTAACAGAAGTTATAGCAAATGTACTAGTACTGTTATCTTTAAATGTAGAATCTTGGCAAGTCAATAAACTTGTGCCTGCAACAGCAGTTAATACGGAAGTTGGTACTGTATATGTAGTGCCGGTATATATTGGACTACCTTTAACCATTCTTAAATTACTAATATACCCTTGAAAATATGGAGTATCTACAGGATAATTACCAATTGTCAATGGGTAAGTATAATCCGTAAACGACATAGCAGTTGGGCCATATACTCTTGATCCGTTTTGATACATTGAAAGGCTAGTTCCATTGTATGTAGCTGCTACATGGACCCATTGATTTAATGGACATGCAGTTGTTGATGAAATGTAATTAGTGCCGCCAGAATCAATAAAATTTAGATATGGAGTAGTTCCATTTAAACCAAATGCCCATGAAAAGTTATAGCCACTGGCCTGATTTCTGTTTCCAATTATCCATTGTGTATATGCAGCAGTTGTGGCCGTAACATATATAAATGCTTCAATTGTCCAAGAAGTGCCAGAAACACTTAACGCGGAATTATACGGTATACTTAATTGATTAGTGCCGCCATTAAACTTTGTTGCATAGCTCGTTGGTGTTATAGAATAACTACTGAACGGGCTGAATCGATAGACTTGCGGTGTCCCTGAAATTGTTGGGGCAAAAGCATACGGACTATTATCAATTAACGACGGACTTTGGCAAACCAATAATCCTGTATTAGTAGTAGCAGTTAGAGGAGTTGTGTTTGGAGTAAATGATGTAGAGTATAGTGCAGATTTTGTAATAAGCATATTACTTACATATCCAGTAAAGTTTGTATTTCCACTAGCACCACTATTCCACATGCCTACGCCTAAATATCCCAAGTTTGAACTAGGTGCAGTTAAAGTGGTAGTTCCTGATAAAGTTTCAAGACTTCCATTAACAAACATTTTAATTGATGTTGTAATAATCACTAATGCAATATGAGTCCAAGTGTTCAATGGTATTGTTGAACTGCCTGTACAATTATTGGTTGCGCCTGTATACCAATTAAAGTTTAGTTTTCCATCATTACGCGGGCCCCATGACCAGTTATTAGTCCCGCCTGCTGGCATCATATCTCCTACTAATGCACCGTCAGTTGAACCTGATCTAACAGTATGATATATCCAGGCTTCTATAGTAAATGTAGATGTGATTAATGTACTATTTCCTATAATGCTAGTTAATGAACTTGCAGGTGTTTGGAAACCACTAGTACCGTTGAAATAAGTACTCCAATTGTTGCCAAACGGTGCAAAAGAACCTTGTGTGGGAGTTCCTACACGGGTAAGAATAAAATTATTTGCGCTGCTATCAACGAATCCATTATTATTTGATGCGCCGTTATATTGCAATGTCAATAGTTGAGTATTAGTAACTGCTGTTAGTGGTGCAGTAGGCGGTGCAAAGTTTGCGGTGTATAATGCGGTGCCTTTTATAATACGAACATCAGCAACATACCCAGTAGATGGATTAACACCGCCAGATGTTGCCATTAATGTAAAAGTCCTTGCAGAAGAATTATAGGTATTAGAAGTTGTTGATCCTGCCTGAACTCCATTTACAAATAATCGGCCACTTCCACTTTGTCTAGAATATGCAATATGATACCATGTGTTGGCAACCGCAGTTGGGCCGGTAATAACTGTTAACGATGCGCCTCCAAATCTAATTACACTAGAATTAATCTCAAGGTTCTCATTATCGTCTCCAAACCACCATGGTCTTTGATATGTTGAGATTGTTCCAGTAAAATTAAACCATCCTTCAATAGTAAAATCACCAGTACCAAACGCAAACGCAGAACTACTTGGCACAGTCAAATAATCACCAGTTCCATCAAAGTATGATGAACCTAATGTTGTTACTGCTTGGCTTGAATAAGTTTGTGTGAATGGTGTCACTGCAACTGGCTGAACTGCACCAGTCACTGTTATTGCAAAGTTGTTTGTACTGGCATCGACAATATTTGATGTTTGAGCAATTAATAGTGAAGTTTGATTAGTAATTGCTGCTATGTTTGTTCCAGACGGTTGTGTCAATGTCAGCGGACTCGTCGGCGGAGTAAAAGCACCTGTATAGACTGCTAGGCCTTTTACAACTCGTAAGTTAGACATCAAGCCATTAAGATAAGATCCGCCATCTCCAAAAATTATGTATTTGTTTTCATTTACAATTGAAGCACTAGTGCCTGTTCCTAGGACAGCACCGTTTTTATATATTGTATAGGTATTTCCACTACGAGTAACTGCTATGTGATACCATGTACCAGCAACCATACCGTGGGCACCAGTTGCAATGTCTCCTGAAACTTGAGCGGCACGCAACATATATGTGCCGTCTCCCCAAATATACAAGTATGGATTATAGTTTGTTCCGCCGTAGAATCCAAACAAGTTGCAATTCACACCACCAGAAGGCAATACAGAAAAATTCCACCATCCTTCAATAGTAAAATCACCTGCACCTATATTAAATGCAGTACTAGTTGGTGTGGTCAAAGAATTTGTTGTTCCAGGAAACCGTGTACTGTATAGAGTAGGTATATTTACCGCAGATGGTGTTACAAATGGAACATATGACTGTATAGTTGGGCCACTAGTTGGAGTTATTGTATATACATTTAGACTGGCATCTACAAAGTTAGGCGACTGGCATGTTAACAATACGGTAGTTGTATTGGCTGTTAGTGGAGTAGTGCTTGGTGTAAAGTTGGCAGTATACATCAGTGCTTTACTAAATCTAAAGTTAGATATATATCCAGTTAAGCCTTGGTTACCTCCGTTGCCGGCCCCAAGATAAGTGGCATTTCCGTTATCAGCCGAATGTGTAGATAGATTTTTTCCTGTAAATGTTTCACCTACACCATTAATATAGATCTTAATAGTAGTGGATGATGGTGTTGTCATATCCAATGTAATTGCAATATGATTCCAAGTTTTTTGAATTATGGTTCCAGTTGTTACTACAGCATCAGTACTGCCAGTACCCGTAGTCCATGTAAAACTCACAGTTTGAGGACTAGTAGTACTTGATCCAACTAACTCAATTAAATACCTACTATTTTGTGCTGCTGCGGGTAATTGACCAAATATTGTAGTAATGTAGGCAGTTACGGCCTGAATGGCTTGAGTATTAACCCAAAACTCCATAGTAACTAATGGCTTTGAGGACAATGCATTTACTGCTGTACTAGCTGCTGTGCCCAATGCAATATAATTACTACCGTTAAAGTAATTACTGTAATATCCATTCTGATAAGGGTTAAAGTTATTAGGTTTCACATCGCCTGCAATTGACATAACAAAAGTATTTGTTGAAGCATCAGATACTGACGGTGTTACTGGCACATCGCCTTGCAACAATAATACTACAAACTTTATATATGGATCATATGGTATTGTAATGATAGGTACTAGAGTGTATTCATCAAAATATCCACTAACTAGATATGTACCAGTACTAGTTTTGCGTTCAGCAGTGCCAGCAGCTAGACTAACTTCGTCAAACTGTGCAGCATAGATTCCATTAAGATTTATTTTAATGGAACTATAGGTAATTTCGTCAAGCACTACAGTTGATTGTAGTACACCTGTAGGAAACAGTTTAGTTATTGTTGTTGCCATTTTAGCCAAACACCGTGTCTAAACTGCCTGTTGCAGCATTGTAGAATTGATAGACTACACTGACGTTGCTTGTATTAACAAATCCTACCCTATTACCAACATAGATACTGTCCCCAACACCAACACCACCTACTACTTTTAATGCACCAGTTGTAGTATTTGTCGCAGTTAATGCACTTGGTACTGATACTGTACCAGTTGAACTTAACACCAATGTTGATGTTGTTGCTATTCCGCCTGTGTAGAATGATAAGTTAGCTGCGGGACCAACACTGATCCTTCCGTTACCAGTTGCGTAGTCAACAACAATACCAGATGAGTACGCTGAAGTATATGTTCCAATGGATAGGAATCCTGTTCCTGCGTTTATTGCACCACCTGCATTAATGTTTCCACCGACACCAACGCCACCATAAACTTGTAACGCACCAGTATTGGTACTTGTTGAACTAGCTGTACCAACTACAATTTCATTTGTAACTGTAGTAGTACCACCAACATACAATCCGCCGTTAATGCCAACCCCACCAATAACTTGTAAAGCTCCAGAGTTAGTGCTGTTTGTCGGTGCAGTACCAACTACAATTTCATTTGTAACTGTAGTAGTGCCGCCTACAAATAATCCGCCACCAATACCAACGCCACCAACTACCTGTAATGCACCACTGTTAGTGCTGTTTGTTTGTGCATTACTTGTTATTACAAATGTACTTGTAGATCCAGTACTTGCACCAACTGCAACAGATGCATAAGCACCAATTGTAGCAGTTGTAATAATCTGTGCACCGGCAATATAACTTGTTCTACCAACATACAATGCGCCGCCAATACCAACGCCGCCAGTAATAGTTAACGCACCAGTAGTAGTACCTGTAGAATCTACTGAGGCTCCAGGAATTACAACGGCTGTTGCATTAACTGTACCACCAACATAGACGTTACCACCAATGCCAGCACCACCTTGAACAACTTGTAAAGCACCAGTGATAGTACTCGATGCCTGTGTTGCATTATTAATAACAAATGTACTAGTAGTACCAGTGGAGCTGGCACCGCCTGCTGATGCATAATTGCCAATTGTGGCAGTTGTAATAATTTGAGCACCAGCAACATAACTGGTTTGTCCCATGTATACTGAACCGCCAAATCCAGCGCCACCATAAACAATCAATGTACCAGATGCTGTGGATGTTGCGGTTGTATTTCTAGGATTAAAAATTGCAGATAGATAGTTTGAATTAGTACCTGCTACAACAATTCTAATTTGTGTACCTGATCCCAGTGTACCAATTGCCAAATCACCTAACCCAGGCGTAGTATTTGCTCCAACTAGTAAGTAACCATCATTGGGGCCTAAGTTGTTTGCAAAACTATCAGGTTGTGTTCCATCCCAGCCACTGCCAGTAATACCCATGTCAATGAAGCCATTACTGTTAGTGACATTATCTGCCGATGCTACAATGTCTGTACTGGCCTTGGCACCTGCATTAATGTTCTGGACATTAACTTCCATGTAGGTATTGTTATTACCTGAGAACTGTGCCATAGTCTGCGGGAACGGGGTAAATCCAAGAACACCTGCATACAAAGCACCGTTACCTGTTGCATCACCATAGAATGTTGCGCTGTTAGCTGACAACACATTTAATGTGATGTTAGTGCCAGTGATATATCCAGTAACATTCAAATTACCACGAAGATAACCGTCACCATTAATATTGAATCCGCTGTTACCGCCAATACCACCTGCTACATACAATGCATTACTAGAGAATGATGATGTACTAGTAAGTGTGTTATCAATTCTAATGGCATTATTAGTTGTAGCACCACGATTGGTAATACTTTGTAGTGTGCTGGTATTCCAAATTGTTATGTTATTACCAACAGTTGCTATTGCAGTATCAGTTCCAGCAGTGAAAGTAGTCAAATAACTACCAAGTGTAGAAGTTGTTACAATTAGGGAACCTGCAATATAAGAACTTGTTCCAATATATACAGATCCGCCAATGCCCACACCGCCTTTAACTACCAATGCTCCTGTTGTTGTATTTGAGCTTGCTACAGTTGAATTTAACGACACATTGCCTGTAGTATTGGCCACAACAACTGCATCCAGTGATGCATTATTTCTGATCACATAGTTTTCACTAGGATTCGCACCAGCCAACCAAAGTTCAACACCCGCTCGTTGTACCAACAGTGCCGAATACTGTGATGCTGTTGAATTACTATAATAAATTGTTGGTACTGCACGAGTATTACTACCAAGGTAATAGTTTCCGCCGCTATAAACATCGCCGCCAATGCCAACACCACCATAAACTCGCAGCGCACCAGTTGTAGTACTTGTGGCTTGTGTAGTATTTTGAATTACAAATGTGCTAGTAGTACCAGTGCTGCTGGCTACATAAGAACCAATTGTAGATGTTGTGAGAATTTGTGAACCAGCAACAAAGCTAGTCTGTCCAATGTATAATGCCCCGCCAATACCAACACCGCCAACAATCTGTAGGGCACCAGAATTGGTAGAAGTTGCCGCTGTTGTACCTGATACTACGATAGAAGTTGCAGTTAATGTACCAGTAATAACTGCGTTGTTTACAATGTTTAATGAACCGCCGCTAATTGCGCCAGGAGTGGAAAAGTTTGCACCAGCAATTGTGCCGCCTGCGTTTATGCCGCCACCAATACCTGCACCACCAGTGACAATTAATGCACCAGTCAATGTACTGATTGACGCTTGAGTTGATTGTACGGTAGCGGTTGTACTGACAATTAGGCCATTTTTGACCAAAAAGTCTCTTATAATTTCGATAGCCATTAGTTTCCCTTTCCACGCAACGGCAGTTACTTAACAACTATTTATGTTAAATCAAATATAATGAAATGATGACAAGAAAGGGCCAATTAAGGCCCTTTCTTATTGTAAAACACCAGCAATTACATTGTAATTGTAGTTCTCACTGTCTTAATTATCATGTTAGTAGCATTGTTTGGAGTGAATGTCAATGTTACTACACCACCAGTCAATGTTGCACTGAATGTTCCTAAGAACCCAGTGTTTACAATTACCGCATATTCGGTAGCATACACATTAGTACCATCCTGCATTAACAATATCTTTTGAACTTGTACAGCAGCACCATCAACTATTTGAACAACATATTCTGCTGTTCTATATACAGATGCACTAAATGTATCTAAGTTTTGTGAAGTATTTGTGGAAATTGAGTTACTAGTAAAAGTAGCCTGCAACATGTTGTTGCTGAAGATAGATCCAATAGTTGTATTTGGTCCACTTGAGCCAACTGTTATTGTCCCACCAATGTTTACTGATTTAGTAATACCAACACCACCAGAAACTATCAATGCCCCAACATTCGTTGCATTACTGTCAGTAGCATTGATAAGATTAACTACCCCGCCAGCCCAAATATTGCCGCCAATTCCAGCTCCACCATATACTTGCAATGCACCAGTTGTTGTACTTGTAGCTTGCGTAGTATTTGATATTACGAATGTACTGGTTGTACCACCACTACCAGCTACAATTGTGCCAACTGAGGATGTTGTAACTACTAAATTGCCAGCTACATATAAGTTTTGACCAACATATAGATCTCCACCAACACCAGCACCACCTGCTACAGTAAATGCAGCACTAGATGTTGAGGATGCAACTGTTGTATTTGTGACAGAGACTACACCTTTGACTGATAAAGCATCGCCAACATATAGTGCGCCGCCAATTCCAGCACCACCTACGACTCTTAATGCACCAGTAGTAGTATTTGAAGCAACAGCAGTACTTGTAATTGAAGTAATTCCAGTAGCAGTCAATGCTCCAGTAATTGAAGCACCACCACCAATATTGGCTGTTCCTCCAACGGTTAATCCTAGTCCAACGCCAACACCACCAACAACAGTCAATGCACCAGTAGTAGTTGAATCTGAACCATCAAGACTACCAACTTTTACATTGTAACCAACATTTAAGTTGCCGCCAATACCTGCACCGCCATACACTTGTAATGCACCCGTAGCAGTAGTTGTTGATATCGTGGTATTTTTAATTACAAATGTACTTGTAGTACCTGTACTAGAACCGTATAGTACGCCATTAACATCATATAAATTGCCACCAATATATACATTACCGCCAATACCAGCGCCGCCGTATACTTGTAATGCACCACTATTAGTACTTGTGGCCTGTGTAGTATTTTGGATTACAAATGTACTTGTTGTACCTGTACTGCTAGCAACTGAGCTACCAATGGATGATGTTGTAAGTACTAGCGATCCGCCAACATATAAGTTTTGTCCAATATATGCATTTCCACCAATACCAACACCACCAGTAACAACCAATGATCCAGTAGATGTACTAGTTGCTTGTGTATTGCCTAAAACTTCTACAATACCACCAGCAAATATATTGCCGCCAACTCCTAAACCACCATCAACTACTAATGCGCCAGTAGTTGTTGAATTAGATTGAGTTGAAGAAGTGATGTGAACGGATTTTAATACATTACCGCCATCAAATGTTCCAGTTGATACTAGGTAACCGCCTGAAAATACTCGCGTAGCATATAAACTACCGCCAATACCTGCACCACCGGCAACTACTAACGATCCTGTTCCAGTATCAGCTGAATCAACAATAGCATCTGCTTTTAATTTAGGAGCATGTAATGTTTGAGAAAGATATTCTAACTCTGTTGAGAAAGTAGTTACACCTGGAGAACTTTGGAATGGAATCTCACCTTGTAAGCCACCAGCAAGGTTAGTTGCTGTAGTTGCATTTCCAGATGTTGTGCCAGCCAAAGGTACCCAAGATGGTGCATTGCCAGCACCGTTTGTCTGTAAAATATATCCAGTAGTATCTGGAGCAAGGAATCCAGTAGTGTTTGGAGCCGTTTGATATACCAAACTACCAGTTACACCACCATATAATTGCGGGGCTTGTGCTGGACCACCAATAAAACCGTAGTGGTTAGAAGCAGTTACTACACCACCAACAAAAATGTTACCGTTTACACCTACTCCACCACGGACTTGTAGGTCACCAGTTGAAGTGCTGTAGGCAGCATTACCACCAACTAGTTTAATTACACCAGTTTTGAATGTACCGTAAGTAGCACTAGCACCAAATGTTCCAGTATTAGATTCAGCACCAGTACCATACCATTCCAAAGATTTACTATCATCTGCCAGTACAAGAGCAGCATTTTGATCTCCGCCATTGTAATAGTGGAATCTAAATCCAATGTCTTTGCCATCGTCAAGTGTCCAAGTACCGTTAACACCGCTCGGTGGTGTATGTACTTCTATAATATTATCTGTATAGAAGGTGTTTGTACTGAATACATATGTTGCAGTACCACTAAATGTTACTGTATCCTTGAATAAAGCAGGACCGTTAACAGTAAGATTTTTACCAATATATGCACCACCAGTAACTTGTAAAGCATTATCTACTGTTGTACTTGTACTAGATTGTGAACCAGCAATAACTAAATTGTTACCAATATAACCACCACCGGTAACTTGTAATGCGCCAGCACCACCAGTAGTTGCACTTGTGGCATTAGTTACAGCAGTAACACCAGAAATTGTTGCAGGACCAGTTACATTTAAATTTGTAACTGTAGTCACTGTAGCTGATAGTGCAGCTAATGTACTTTGTTGCGTTACATTTAATGTATTGTTTATAGTAGCCGGACCGTACCCAGTAAGTGGCCCAAGTAATGTAGTTGGCCCATATATTGTTGCTGTTGCGCCAACAATAATGCTCTTTTGTATAGCCACACCTACATTAAACTGTGCCCCTCCAGATATTCCAGTGGAGGTCGTAATATAAGTTGCCGTGCCGTCTACCTGGAGACCGTTTGAGATTACGAAATCTGTTTGATTAAATGCCATTGTAGTGCGTCCTTAAAGTGTCATCGCTGTTCTAAATACCTTCACAATTTTATTAGTAGCTGCAAACGCGGTATAATATAGTCTAACATTATTATCGCCCTGCACATCTGCTGAAAAATTGCCCAAATCCCCGTTTGTTGTAACACTACCATATTCTGTAGCATATACATTACCACCGTTATCAACTAATACCATAAGCTCAACTGCTTGAAACTTTGCTGACAATCCAGAACCGCTATCTATCTGTATTAGATATTTTGCAGCTCTGTATTGACTAGCTGGATACATGTCAATAACAGTAGTTGTTGTGTTATTTATAGGAGTTGCTGTAGAATCAATTACTGTGTCCATAATTTGAACACTTTCAGAATACATTCTACCACCAATACCAATACCGCCCACTACGGTTAATGCCCCAGTAGTTGTACTAGTAGCATCGGTAGTATTTGTAATATTAACGGTTCCACCAACATATAAGTTGCCGCCAATACCAACTCCGCCAGAAACAGTTAGTGCCCCAGTATTTGTTGAATTACTAGTGGTGGTATTCAATATAATGATAGTACTTGTAGTAGTATTTCCTACTTTTGTAACAGATGCTAGAGTAGCTTCACTCCAAATAGTAATTACACCGGTGCTAGTTGATATTCGAGTGCCAGTGCCTGCATTTAAAGTTGTAACTACATTATTACCTAATGTAGCAGCAGTTAATACAGAATTTCCATTAACAGTAATACTTCCTGTTGATATGTAAACAGTGCCCGATCCTGCAGATAGTGTATTCACTGTCAAATCGTAAATTGCTGTACTACTGGATGGGACCTTTACCCATGCATAGCCAGTCCATCGATAAATTGTTGATCCGACAGTGTATTGGTCATTTACCTGTGGGTTAATTGGAAAAGTTGTAGCCATATTATTCTCTTATACTGATGTAAATTGCAGCCAAATAGTACTAGTACCATCTTTTATATATTGGAAACTTGCACCTAAACTAGGGTCGACCCAGAAATCACCAAATCTCGGATTTGCTGGTGGGATTCCTACAGACAGTGTAGTTCTAGGTGTATACAATAGATATCCTTGATCTGCATTACCGTCTGCACTATAAATGCTACCTTGTACACCCACACCACCTGCAACAGTTAATGCACCTGTTTGTGTGCTAACACTTGGACTTGTTCCTACTAATGTCATTTGTTGCAATGACAACATTCCACCTGTTGTATCATATACAAGATTAGTTGTTACTTCCAATGTAGAATAGCTATAAGTCGCAGAAGACATTGTCAAGTAATACAGTGTATTACTCATTGTAGAATTGATCTGAATTTCTTCTGTAGTTAATGCTGCGCCGCCAGTACCAGCGCCACCACCGCCACCAGCAACAGATCCGTGAATAACTCCACCAACCCATAAGTCGCCAACAATACCTACACCACCAGCAACTTGTAATGCACCGGTTAGGTCACTAGTTGCAGCATTTGTTGCCTTTACTTTGACAATTTGAAAATTAGCATCACGAGAAAGTGTTTGGCCAATATACATATTGTCCATATTTCCAGGAGCAGGTTGTTGTGGGAACAGTGTTACTGAACCGCCTAGAGATGGTTGGATAATAACACTTGCACCTTGTGGACTTAAAGTGACATCACCGTTACCAGTAACATTTAATTTGTCACCTACAAATAAGTTTCCACTTATGCCAGCACCACCAAATACATTAAATGCACCAGTATCAACACTTGATGAATCAGTTCCTATACCAACACCTACATCGGCATTTAATGTTAGATATCCCCCACCATTGTAATAAAATACATTACCAATATTAATTTGATCGTCGTAGCCGTCTTGTAATTGATTACCGCCAATGGAAATATTTCTATTACCATTAGTCATGTTGTTTGCTACATCGTGACCAATAAAGAAATTATAACTGCCTGTATTGAAACTAGTGGCAATATTATGACCAATAAAGAAATTCTCTTTACCGTCCATAAATGCTTGTGCTGCACCGGTACCTAATGCAATATTATTAGCACTGGCTAATGGACGAACTACTGTACCGCTGCTTATATATGTGGAATATAGTATACCGTTTACAGGGAAGTTTAAGTTTAAGTCACTGTAAAGTGCCAATGTACTAGAACTAATAACATCTACATAATAGTAGTTGCTATCTAATTCAATCATTCCGTTAACATCAGTAATAAAAATCTGTGTTCCTGTAGTTTGATTATGGTTAGGAATTACAATTTGTACTGGCTTTGTTTTTGTAGCATTGGTCATTGTACCAACAAATGCTATTTTCTTATATCCAATAAGTGGTAAACTATAGTCACCAATAGCAATGTTGTTTACTAGATCTGTTCCTGAACTTAATGCATGTGTACCAACTGCAATTGTACGCTGTGCTGTTGCCAATCCAGTTAATGCACTATTTCCAATGGCAATACTGTTAAAGCTGTTTGTCGGATTTCCGCCAAGTTCTTCAACACCAGAAATTTTAATATTGTTTTTGCCTCGGTATCCTTGACCAAAAGTAATGCCGTTGACATTAATATCTTGTCCAGTCCAAATGCTTCCTTGAACGCCTATGCCACCTTGTACAATTAAAGCACCAGTAGTGGTACTTACATTTGCAGTTCCGCCAGAAACTATTACAGAGTTAGAGCCAGTACCAATCAATTGAATGTTTTGATTGGCAATATTGCTTGTAATTACACCAAAGTTGAAATTTAAATTTCCTAAACTACTTGTATAATGAAGAATTGACCCAGTAGTTGAAACTAATGTATAACCTGTACTTGTCGTAGGTGTGGGACCTAGAGCAAACTGTAGTTGCCCAGGTGCTGCATAGCCAGAAGGCGAGCTAGCATTTTGTGACGATCCGCTTAGTAATGATGGCATTATTCTATCCTATTATGCGTTAGCTGTTTCCAAAATACTCAATACTAATTGTAAAGTGCCGGTAGTATCTGCAAATGCTTGAATTCTATCTAGTTGTTCAACAATCATTTTGCCACTTAGTGGTGTAGCAGCATCATTAGGAGGGATAGCGTACTTTACAACTAATGGGCTCGATGTCTGTCCAGCTTGATATCCATTACCTTGAGCATCTGCCAATATTGGTCTATTTCTATAATGAGAAAATGTTACATAGTGGGGATTCGTAGAATCTGTGTTGGCAACTTGTGCCATCAAGATAATAGCAGTAGTCCCAATGGGTGCTGTGTAAACAGTTGAAGTATTGGATCCCAACAATGCTGTTTTTGTTTTAAATGTATTTAATGGTAACTGTGCCATATTATATCCTTATTATAGTTGGATTGCCAAGATGAATGGGGTCATGTTAGCAAACAATGATTGTGTAAATGTTCTTCCTGCAATAACGCCAGTTGCCTGACTAATTACCAATCCAGGACCAATTCTAAAGTCTCCGTTTTGGTCAGTACTAGTATAAAATACTTTACCATAGTTCAATTGTATTGCTTCATATTGTTGCTGCGGATCTGCTTTACCATATTGTGGTAATGCACCATAGTTTGCACCTGCTCCAACATATTCAAACAAATAACCAGATGCACTAATATAACTTCTTTGATAGAAGTTAACAATTGCACCGTCTGGGAATATTGACGGATCAGTAACTGCTTCGCCCAATTGAACAATATGATATGAACCTGGACGACTCCAATAGCTCAATCCAGCGTGTACCATATTATAGTTTCCGCCAGTTTCTAAATCATAGATTAATTGCTGTAAAATTAATCCAACATCTCGACGACATTTTGCTTCTTGGCCAGTTTTAGAACTAGTGTCTAACAATGTTGGATATGCTGATTGTACATAAGCATATATTTCAGATGATAGGAATTCAATGTTAGCTCTTATTAATGTAATCGCACTACCTGCTCCAGATGGAACAGTACCTGAAGTTGTTATCTTCTTAGCAGGTACTACTGACTCAGCAATGTTAATATTACTAGAACCAATAATAGAAGTTAGATATCCAAATCTTAAATCAATAAATGCCTTAGATCCAACTGCACTAGTAATATTAGGAACTGTTACAGCTGATAGGCTGGAATATTGTCCAATATATGTTTGATTATTAATAATTTGATCTACCATATATCCCAAGTAACTTATAGAGTCCACATGTTGTGTAATTTGACTTTGTGTTGGTCCTTGGAAGTATGGATTAGTATTTGCAGATAATATATTAGTACCAGTTTGATATGGTTGGTTTGCTATGCTACTGGTTTGTACTGTGTAGTAAGAATTACCACAGAAATACAAATTAAAGTAGTTTGGATCATCAGCAAATCCACCGCCAGCGCCTAATGATTGGTTGATAGTAACAGAATTAAATCCAATATCAACAACCTGTGTACCAGTACCAGCATACCAAATCTTATAATTTGGATTCACTATATAATCTGCAGGGTTAGTGGTTATTCTGTTATTTGAGTCAACATAGTTACCAAATTCATCGTGCAAGTATTGGAAATTATCGTATGGATATCCAAATTGATCAATAATATATAATGTGTGGCCAATTGCAACATCAGTATTATCAATATTTTCAATTGTAATTGCCCCAACAGACAATGTAGCTATACTAGGTTTAGCAACTAAGAACCCTTGTAAAGTCAATCCAATTGCAGCGTATGCAGGAGAATTTAATGGGTTAGAATATGTTACTGGTGGGACAATTTCCATTACCAATGAAATGTGTGGTCTGTTGTTTAAATCAGGAACAAATACTTCAACTCCACCAGTACTACTAGGGAAATATCCTGCTGGATAGTAAGGATCTAATCCTTGTGAACCTGGAACATCTGGACTAAATGGGTATGCTCTATTCTTTGGATTAAAAATTGTTCCAGAGAATGCTCGTTTTCCGTATCCCTTTGCTACCAATCCTAATGTACCAAAGTTACAGTTGGAGTTAGTAATAGAAGCAATACCTCCATTGTCAACTTCAACAGCGATTGAACAGAAGATCGTGAATACCGATACCAACTGTGCATATCCGTTGTTAGTAACTTTAACACCAACACCGCCCTGTGTTAATTGTGTGAACGCATCATAAGCAAATGATTGAATTGGACTTCTAGCACTAACAACAGCACCATCGACTAAACTTCCGCCCATACCACCAATGGCGTCAACTTTTCTTTGATCCCATGAGGATGAACTGCCTGTTTGTCTTAATGCAATAGTTTCAACTTCAGCATCTTGTAATGGGAATACTTCCACATCACCAAAATACAATGTAGCGTTATTACCAAATCCAACAGTGGCAGTACTTAAACCAATCAAGTATGTACCTGTTGATATTGTAGAAATGTATGTTACTGTAGGTGCTAATTTTACATCAGCTCCGTTAAGACCAGTCAATGCAATTATTCCTCCACCAGCATATAATGGCGGAGCAGCTTGTGGACCACGATTAATGATTTCAGAAATTATATTAAAGTTTCTGGCTACAGCTTGTTGAGGCATGTAGTCATCACCGTATTGGAAGAAAGGATTAATGACTTGTTTCGCAACAGTTCCAGTTACAACATCAACTGGTTTATTTGCAATAATTTGTAAACAAATATCACTAATATATTTTATAGCAGCAGTAGTAGTGCTTACTTGGTTAGCAATATAATTATATCCTTGAGTCCAATAGCTTAGTCCTGCCTCAATACTGCGTTGATTTCCACCTAGTAGAATATCTTGGCTTACTGCATCAACCATTAAACCAACATCACGGAAGCATTTTTCTTGGTTATAAGCAAATGCAGGTTTTATTGATGTTGAATTAATATACGCAATAACTTCTGCTTGTATAAACGCACGGTTAGCATTTAGCAAAGTCCATGCATTAATTGCATATGGATCGTTGTTTGGTATTAGTCTCTGTGGAGATTTTGACTCAGCAGCAGCAGGACCATTCAAGATAATATTTGTAATAACATCAATCTTATTTTTTAAGAAATCAACTTCAGCCGCAGTTCCTGGAGTTCCAGAAGTTGATTGTGGTACCCCTAATTGATATGGGTTAAGGACAGGCTGACCTGTTACAATATATGGCAATATTGATGATATATAATTATATGCCGCTGTAGTAGCAGGAATTTCATTATTGATTGCTGTAGAATTGCCGTCGTATCCATAATAGTACACGCCTGATTTAATGGACTGTATATTACCACCATGATATAAGTCAAAGCTAACTGCATCAATAACATACCCGACATCTCGTCTACAAGTTGTAGGATCATAAGCCAATGATGGGAAGTTAGTTGTCAAATATGCAATGACACTATTTTCCATTGACAATTTATTTGCCTGCAATGCATTATAGTCAGCTACTTTGCCGCTATTTGGCAATCCACCAAATACAATAGTATCAGTAACACCAACTGGACTATTGTTCAAAATGTTAATGACATTGTTGAACAATGAAGTAACAGTAGATGTATTACCACTACTTACAAATGATGCTGCAATACCTTTTAGGTATGTAAATGCAGCAATAGTAGCAGTAATTTCTCCTGGAATATTTCCAGTGTAACCAATATCTTGATTCCAATATTGCAATCCAGCAAATGTACTATCGCTAGAACTGCCATACAACAAGTCCATACCAATAGCATCAACAATTAGTCCAGTATCTCTAGAGCACTTTGTTTGATTATAAGTGAATGAGGACACTGTATTGTATGTATAATCAATCCATGCAAGTGTTTCTGCTACTAAGAATTCTTTGTTAGCTTCAATAATGTCATATGCAAGATATACATTGGCATTAGATGAAGTTGTTAAACTTATTGGAGTGTAATTGTAACCTACAGGACCAGATGTTAAAATGTTAGTTAATGTTGAAACAATAACTGTTTGAATCTGTGTTGATTCAGCACTGGTAGCAACTGGTAATCCAACTACTTGTTTTACATCAGATTGATATGTTATAACAACTGGGTTAGGATCAGTAATTAGCTGACCCATTAAAGTACCTAAGAAAGAAAATGCTGCGGCAGTTGCAGTAGTTTCATTTGGTATTAATGTATCAGAAGGATTCTGACTATAGTAAGATAGTCCACTTTGAATTGCTTGACGATTACCGCCATGCAATACATCAAATGCTACTGAATCAATGATATAGCCCACATCTCTAATACAAGTAGAAGTAGTAAAATTAGTAGATGCATAATTTAATCCTTGTGGAGAAACTACATATGCATAAACTTCTGCTTGGATATATGATAGGTTAGCCAATAACAATGCATAAGCATCTTGAACACTCTTCAAATTACTTGGGCGTCCGCCGTTTGGAATAATTTTATCAGTCCAACCTTTAGTACTGCCTTTCAAAATACTTATGATGATATCAAACTCGTTATTGATTTTAGATACTACATCAGATGTTGTAGGATTGATGTTAGTAACCTGAGTTCGTTGAGTTGCTGTACTTGCATATCTAGTAATACCAACTAGAGCATCGTCAACATAAGTTGTATTTGATACAATTTTAGCAGCAAGTTCTTTCAAATACACCATCGCAGCAGTAGTTGTTGTAATCTCTGTTGCAATATTTCCAATGTATCCAGCTTGATTAAAATATTGTAAACCTGCAAATGTAGTTTGACTAACACTTGATGTTGGGAATAATAGGTCCGAAGCAATTGAGTCAATGATAATTGCCGTATCCCTTGCACATTTAATTTTATTAAACGGCAATGATGGCTTAGGATAAGACAAATTGTAATTGATGTAATTAAGAGTATTCTCTTGAATAAATGGTCTGTTAAGATGCATCAATATTTCAGAACTGACAAATGCTGCATCTGGACCAGTGCTGTAATACACACTAGGTGCAACACTAGGTCCTTCCTTCATTACATTCTTTATAATTCCAAATAAATTATCAATACTTTGACTTGCAATTTCTCCGTTAGTTAATACAGTATTAATCACTTGATAGTTTACTGGTATACCAACTACTTGTGGTAGTACAGGGCATGGTATATTTCTGATAACAGCTTGTACTAAATTGTTTAAGTATTCAACAGCCGCAACACATTGTGGAATTTGTCCTGTAATATAACTGATTACACCATTCCAATATGCCAAGCCAGCCTCAACAGATTGACTATTACCACCAAATGTTGCATCGTATGCGACATTTTGTATCAATATGCCAGTATCTCTATATGATAATTGTTTGTTGTATGTAAATGTACTAAATTGACTATTGACAAATGCAACAACTTCTTTCTGAATAAATGTTCTATTTGCATGTAACAAATTCCAAGCATTCAGTACCGATGGTGTTGTATTTTCTTTTAAATTAATAGGAGTCTTTGCATCAGCAACTGCTGGTCCATCAACAATAATTCTAGTAATTACATCGATCTTATTTTGTAATGTATTAATTTCTGCATCAGTAGCAGGTAAATTATTAAACACCTGTGTACCAGTGCTGTAAACAGTTGGTACTGGTTGGTTAGTAATGATGTAAGGAATTATACTTTGAATGTAACTATATGCCGCAGATGTTTGTGGTATCTCGTTTGCAATTGCACTTTGATTAGAAGTATAACCGTAGTAGTAAACTCCTGACTTGATTGTTTGAACATTACTACCGTGTAACAAGTCAAACGCCACACTGTCAATAATGTATCCAACATCTCGCATACAAGTTGAACTAGTATATGCTAATGTAGGATAATTAGTTGTGATGTAATTAAACACCTGTGTCTGCATAGATTTTACATTGACAGGATCTGTTAATTGTTGGAAGTCATAAATTGTTGTAGGACTTGTAGATGGAAGGCCTCCATAATTAATTAGATTCGTAACACCGTTAGTATTTCCAGCAGATAAAATATTTGTTAATGTATTAAACAAAGTATTAACAGTTGGCCTATTTCCTGTACTGACAACCCCTTGTGCTATGCCTTTTAAGAAAGTAATAGCTGCAATTGTTGCGGTAATTTCTCCAGGAATATTTCCAGTATATCCGTTAGCAGTTTGACTCCAGTATTGCAATCCAGCAAATGTACTGTCACTTGTGCTGTCATATAACATGTCCATACTAATTGCATCAACAATTAGTCCAACATCTCTATAGCAAGTTGCCGTGTTGTAAGTAAATGTGCCTGGGTTGAATGTTTGATCAATAAAGGATACGACCTGCCATTGTAGGAATGCCTGATTGGCTAGCATCAAAGTACGAGCGTCAAAGAATCCTGAATTTTGATGTCCGGTATCTATGCTCATACCTAATGTTATAGTATCAGCACCAGTGTACACCCACAGGTCGCCAGTATCTTGCATTTGGTATGCATTTAGTAAAGTCAAATTAGTGATTGTGTTCAATGCACTAGATGTTTTTACAGTTTGTGTGGTGATAATATTTAGAGTACTCTGTAAATTACCAGTGTACTGTGTGTCATTTGAATTAGGTTTACCAGCATTGATGAATCCATTAACTGGTTCATTTAATACATTAATTACAATAGTGGTAGTATTTGCTTCCCATGATCCCATACCAGTAATGATTGGAACTTGAACAACTTCAGCTGGTACAAACATTTTACCATCATTCAACCAAGGACCTGTCAAGTTAGTACAGTTTTGAATGTATGGCGAATGGAACAAGTCGATTTGTTCTCCAACTGGTAACGGAGGAAATGCTGTAGCATATGCTCCGCGATTGTATCCGTTTGCATATGTACCTGGCAGCAAACCACTTCGTCCATTTAAGAATTGCATGAATGCCAAGTAGCATCCTGAATTCATATGGAACAAATCTTGTGTTTTATTGATTGGTTCAATACTAGTTGTTCTCAAATCTGAACCCATAATACTTGTATATGGTTTCAATTGAATTGGATTATTTTCTAAGTATAGACCAGGTGCTACACGAATTTGTGTACCTGACTGATAGTAAGGACTATTAATAGCACCGCTGATAGTACGGCATGCACGACTTGCGTCCATTGCACGACCATCATTTGTATCATCACCATCTGTTGTAACATATAAAATGTTAGTAACTACAGGAGCAGTTCCAACTGGATTATCACCGCGAACACGAATGTCACCATAGACATCCATAACACCGCCAGTGCCGCGAAGTGGATTTGTAATTCCGTTATTAGGACTAATAGTAATATTACTGTTAGTATTTCCAACAAATTTACTGTAAACTTTTTCTAAGTATGCATTTGCCCAGGCGTGTCCGTCACTACCAATATTCTGTTTATTATTAACATCAGGTTGAACATCCCCGCCAATCCAAACATCTTTAGCAATGCCCACACCACCAGTTACTGTAAATGCACCAGTTGTGCTACCAGTTGAATTATCACTTGCTGCAATGCTACCACGATCAGATACTAATAATCCAGAACTTGGAACATATGTTAGTCCGCCTTTATTACCAATCAGATCACCATACAAAGTCGCACCAGGTGAAACAAAACCTGCTGCATCAGTGAATAGAGGATAATAAGTTGATGTGTTATTAGTTGTTGAAACAGTAATAAAGGTACTTGTTGTTGCAGTACTGGCTTTTGAAATACGACCGTAGATGAAACCGCCAACTGATAAATCTTGTTCAATACCAACACCACCAGTAAAGTAAGTGCCTGCTAATTGGCGTTCTGCTTTTGTACTATATAATGTAGTTCCATTAAATCCATCAAGATAAAAACCGTTTGCTGCATTTAATCCAGAACCAGGGTCGTATCCTAAACCACCAGGGTTATTAATCTCGTTGCCCACATTGGCAGCACTGGACATGATAATTTTATTTGAAGTAACCGTAACGGTACTCGCAAACAATCCAATACTGGATGTTGTATAAATCTTAACACTGCCATCACTTCCATTTTGGCTGATGACGGAACCACCAACATTTATCGCTATTCCAGATACGGGAGGAGCAGAAGGAGGACTTATCTGCCCACTTTGGGGTTGTGTTGTATTTGATCCTGATACCCTTGATGCCATTAGTCTATTCCTTTAGAGTATTTATTAAATTAGCTAATTGCAAGTTCAACAGCCCTAATAATGGGCGATGTTTTGTGTGGCCAATGAGGATGACTTTGATATCTAATTACAATACCAAAGCTCGAATCTTGCACCATTGCTAACGATAAATTTTCAATTTTCCATGTGTCTGTTGCACCGCCATATACAGTAACAGTATCTAATAAAGTTCTATGACTTCTAGGATCCATTATACTTGCGGCTTTATTTTCGCTTATTAGTTGACCTTGATAACAAATTTGTACAGTGTCATCAGTAATTCTTCCGCCACGCTCTATTTTAATACTGGCTGTAATTCCAGAAATAGTTTCAGGAAGATTTTCAAAAGTAAATCCAGTTGCTTGTATGTACCATGTTTTATTTGTCAAATCGTATTTTGGACTACGACTAATATGATATAATGGTTTAACTGTGTATACCCCGTTGTTGCCATTTATTGCGGTTAACGGAGAAAAATCATCATGCCAAGCAATGTGCTCATCAACTTCAGCGTACTGAGATATATTGGTTGGAGTGGTCATCCAGTATTTACCTGATTACAATACATATACATATAATGAAAAAGGGCTCCTAAGAGCCCCTTTACACTCGATAACTTAAAATCAATTAGTATGATTCAAAGAAATTATAGTGCTTGCACCTGTGCCAGTTGCGGCACTTAGTGTCCATCTAGCAACAGAGCCAGCGCTCAAATATGCAGTACTTGTATTGGTTCTTGGATAAACTCTTGCTTTGTGAGCAGTTAGTTTAGTAATCCAATATGTTGCGCCGCCAAAGTCTGAACCAATGATGTGCATTTGACCAGCAGACAATGTGCCTGTGCTTAATTTGCAGATTCCTTTACCTTGTGCATTTTGTACAAGATATCTACGACTAGCTTCTTGTTTAATAATATCACCACCACTAATAGCAGAACTGCCAGTAGTTAAGTATGAAATAATACTAATTGCATCTTGACGATTGCTTGTTAAAGTAATTGCATAAGTTGCAGCAGTACCAGTTGTAGCTGGACTCAAAGTAACAGTAACACTGCCTGTAGATGAATAACCACTACCAGGAGCAACTACATTCAATGCAGTAACTTTACCTTGAGCAGTAACTGTCGCAGTACCAGAAGCTTTTGCACCACCAGCAATTTGTGGAGCAGATGCTAACCAAGTTACGGTAGTTGCAGTAGTGTACAAAGTGTTTGCAGTTGGATTAGTTACAATGATAGATGCAAAACCTTCACCACCAACCCCACTACCTAATTGCTCTGACCCGTATGACGGTAAATTTCTATTACCAAAATATTTTGCTTTTATTGGGCGTCCCATGATTTTAATATCCTAAAGTTGATGTGTTATAAGACCAGTTTAAAGTCTCACCGTTGTATGTTGTGCCATCAGCACCAATTGCAAAAATTTGCAATTTACTTGCACCGGTAAATTCTGTCATCCAAATTCTGACAGGATACCATGTGTTTGCAGTCATTCTTTGACTGTTTATGTTTACAATAGTACTATTTGGCATAGTCTTATTCGCACCATACATTAAAGTGTTTGATGCCTTAATATTTGCATCTAACGCACTAGATCCAAGCCACATTGCACAATCATCATCTACCTGAGCATAGAAATTATAGTTTTGTGTTGTTGGAACTTTAACATAGCCTTTGAATTCCATTGCAAAGTTTTGTTGTGATGGTGTATCAACTTGATTACCCCAGCTTACATGTGTATCAGCAATTCGTCTAACAACTGTACTAGTACTGAAGAAGTTCATATTCCATGTACTTGTACTGCCGCCAGAAGATGCAACATAATGTCCTGCATACTTGGTTCTCATTAAACCAGGTGCGCCATTTGGAACTGTTGTAATACCACCAGTTACTGTTGCAGTAGTACCGATAGTAGCATAACTCATTCCATTGAATGCAGTGCTTGTAGATAAGTATGTGCCAGAACCTGGAACTGGATAATCTGCATTAGGATCATCATCGCCTTCTAAGTCAATTGCACTAGCCATACTAGTATTAGTACCAGCTTCTTCAATTTGCCATTTCAAGTCTGTTGTGCTTGTAGAAAAACTCCATCCAGCAGTAGCCATACCAACTTTGGTATTTGCATTAGTGGCTGGGTTAACAGAAATTCTATGTGCTGCAATTTTATAAACATGACGAACTGTACCGTCATCATACTTTACAGTAATAGACATTTCGCCTGGTAGTAAAGCAGCACTATCTTTCATAACGACACGACAAACAGCAGTGACACCATTTTCATCGCGACATTTAAATTTCTTTGTGCCCATTTGTTCTACAATGTAGCCACGAACGGAATTCAATCCATTGTGGAATTGTACTTTGATATTGTTCTTGGCATTGTCCTTGAACAATCTCTTGTTAAGAGGTCTTCCCATTTTTATTTCTCCTTTTGAAATTAGCGTTCTATGCTATACGCGGTAGGGTTCCGCATAAACTCCTTTACAAGAGCGAACAGTATATTTACCTTTAATAAAAATTAAAGTCAATAAAAAACGCCCCGAAGGGCGTTTTTGATTTGTAATAATCCGTGGATTATTGGAAGCTAACAGTAGCGGAGTTGATTTGAACTCTACCTAGGTAGTCAGCAGCATTGCCTAAAGAGCTAGCTGTGTTAGACAACTCAACATAGCCGTAGCGTGTCAAGAAGCCAACTACTGGCTCGAATGTTGCTGGGTCAAGGACAACACCAGAACTCATCAACGGAATGTATGGGCAATAGAACGCAGCAGCATCTGCTTCGCTAGCACCTTTGTATCCGACTAGAACTTGGTTGCCATCAGCACCAGTGTCGCTTAGATAAGCGTCAACATAAATCTTCATAGCACCGTTCAATGTACCAACAAACTTAGTGTTTGTAGGAGCTTCGAAAGTACCTTCTGT